TCAGTCAGCTCCATACTCAGGATCTTGCCCTGAATAGACTTGGGTGAGAAAGAACCGCCTTCGAAATGCTCAGCGATTTGAGCATAAGTGTACTGACCAGAGTTGTCAGTAACAAAGGCGCGGAGGGTAGCTTCTTGGGCTTCGGTAAAAGACTTACCAGAAGCAGCAGAAGCAAGCTCTACCTCGTAACCCATCTTTCGCAGCTTGCTAGAGATAGAACGAGTAGAAGTTTCAAGCTGGTCTGCTGCTTCTGCAACAGTAGCTTGAGATACGGGGCTTTCGCCCCCAACAAAGGTAGTGAGCGCTTCAGTACGCTCATCCGTCCACTTGGGAAGTGCCATATTTTTTCTCCAAATAGGATTGTAAATCCATAATTATTTCAATGCCAGATTCTCTGGCCTGTTTAGTTTTTGCCGATTCAATACCGCTTTCATTTACGAGAATCGTTACATCTTTTGTTAGACTTGACTTTACTACATAGCCACGACTAACGAGTGCTGTGCCTGCCTGAGCCTTCGTCTTAAAACTCTTAAGCTTTCCGGTTATACAGACAATACCCCGATTCATTTCTGCAGGTAATACACTTGGGGGTGTAAACTTTAAGTCAAACGGTAGAGTACCATCATAAAAACAATAGAACTCTTCATCTAACCAGTTACATAGATTCTCAGTTGCTTTTGGGCCTAATCCGGCACGCTCACAAGTGTCTGGTGTAATTTCAGTAATAGATTGGACAGTCTCAGACAGCTTCTTCGTTGCCGTTTTTCCGATCAGTGGAATACCAAAAGCAGGTAATACCAAATCAAGAGGAGCCGAAATAGAGTTTTGAATTTCTGCGTGTAACTTTGTACCGAGCTTCTCGCCCAGCCTATCACATAGTAAAAATTCATCATATAGATAAACTTGATCGAAGTCATCTATTTCTAGCTTCTCTATTGTTGCGGGGCCAAGCCCCTTAATCTTCAGAGTTTTTGCAAAATGCTCGATCTTTTTTTGTTTCTGTGCTGAACAGTTACTACTGTAACAGTAGAACAAATCATTGACCGAAGTAAGGTCGCCACCACAAGACGGACATTCCGTTGGCGGTAGGATCTTTTTTAGCATTTAGATAACTCCGAAAATGTAGAATATATTATACGAAAAACTGAGGTAAAAGTCAAGAACTATTTTTCTGAAGGTCTGCTCTGCGAACAATTCGCGGAATAATGTCTCCACTACGTATTACCTCTACTTTGCAACCGATTTCCAGGTCCAAAGAGCGAATGTACTCGATGTTGTGTAGAGTTGCCCTGCCCACAAGAGCACCTTCTACTTCGACTGGATCAAGTAAAGCAACAGGGCTGACTACGCCCGATTTACCTACTTGCCACACAACATCGAGCAATTCTGTAATCTTCCCCTCTTTCTGCTCTTTGAGAGCAAAAGCGCCACGAGGGTGGTGGGCTGTATGTCCCATTTTTTGAAAGGCTCTCTGATCGCGCAGGCGGTATACTAAACCATCCGTAGGATAATCAGTAGCGTCGAAGTCTGTTACGACATTGAAACCTTCATGGGCCAATGCATACATTGCTGACTTATAGTCTGAGTAGTCTTTTTCAAACTGGAGGTCGTAAGCGACAAAAACCAAGTCTTGAGATCGCTCTCGAAACTCTTGTATGTCTTTGACATTTAACAACCCCGCCGCAGCATTGCGAGCATTGGGGACAAACGAGGGCAAAACTACCTCTCCAGTAATCTGCACACTACCCTTCATAGGAATAGTAACAGGTACTAGCTCTTCTAGCTTTATGGTAACGTCTCGGCCTAAGTTACCATCGCCTCGTGTCAATCCGAGTGCAAAGTGTCCATTTACATACAGTAAAGACACAGCAGCCCCGTCTAGCTTCGGAGTACAAACATACTCTGAAGTATTGGGGGCTTCAGCAAGATCAAAATATTTTTGCAGAGAATACATCTTGTACAAATGCGGAACACCGTCTGTGACCGTATGGCCTACAGATTGGTGATTCCACTTTGCTACAAGCGCGTCATACTCTTCGTCCGAGATTATCGGGTAGCCCGAGAAGTACGCGGCTTCACATTTTTCAAAAAAATCTTTCATATATTTCCTCACTCAGACCATATATTATACAGAAAGAAGAAAGAAAAGTCAAGAACTATTTTATGTATAAGTCCTGGATAAGATCGGAAAAATTCTCTTCAATAATTTCTTTACTTTCCGCCAGGCTTAGTATCTCGACTAATCCTGCAAAAAGTTCTCTACTATTATTGAAATCTAGTGGAAAGGCTACTCCTTCTGGAGTAGGGCACCACTCTTCGTCAAAACTCAAATAATACTTACGAAGGTGTAGATATTCTATTCCACGAAACGTACTTACCGTCAATCGTATCTGAACTTCTTTTTCTTCGTCATAATGTACAATTTTTTCATACATTTCTGGAGATTCATACAGTTCCATATCAGTCTCCGTTCTTCAAAACGGAAGCCAAAGGAACAACACTAGTTACATTATTTGGTTTTAACAGTCTATATGAGTCAGTATCCCAACAAAAAAGCAAAAGAGTGCTGTCAGACTCTTTTGCCCGATTTCTTTTGTCTTGGATATAAGGTGTTGAGAAGTCTAGCGTGCAAACATTATATTTGAGTTTACCACTATTTTCACTTCGGTAACTTATTACCGCGTCACCATACTCATTTACGAGTCGTGCTAGTTCTTCTTTTTTCACAAATGCTCCTAAGAAGCGGGTTGGCAGAATTTTCTACCGTCCTCATCATCTTAGAAGCAAAACTTTATGAATTAATTGCGGAAATAACACCTGTAAAGTATACAGCAGCTTTGCCAGTTAGCTTGTCAAGAATCTCTTGGTCAACTTCTTGACCTGCATCAGAGATTGCAGCAGACAAACTTTCAATGGCGGCAGCTTTTGATACACGCCCGCCACTACCACCATTCGAGGCTGTGCTTTTGGCTCCACCAGAAGCGGGGGCTTTCTTTACATACACGCCTGCTTTAGTAAGAATCATACGAACACCGTTTGGTGACTCTTCAAATTCTTCCGCAAGCTCCGCGACGATCTCCATGCTGTTCTCTGGAGTTGGATTTGCAGCTTCGTATTGTTCAATCACTGCTGCTTTCTTTTCGTCATCCCATGCCATTCTTCGTTTCCTTCTACGTTGTGAAATGGTAGCCCCGGGACAGTTTCCCGTGGCCGCTAATTGTTGGTGATAGAACCTATCGCCCACTCTGAATCTGCTCAATCCATAAGAATGAAATAAGCGAGAGCGTAAGAAACAGGAAGTACCCTGCTAGAAATTCCATTTGTAAGTCTCCTATCAATTTATACAGATATTATACCTGCATATGAAGTGAAAGTCAAGAAATTTTTTTAGATACGTGATAAGTCTACTCCGTATTCTTCAAGGTGGGATAGCTTACCTAAATCATATGCGAGAGCTGAAGCGGTAAAACCACCGCCTTGTGCAGTAGTCCAACGATCACTGTAATCATCATCAATTTTTTCAATTACCCAGATGTTGTATGCTTTACTACCATATTTCTTTTCGTAGTTTACATCTTTCATTCCGGGTTTTTCTGCCTGATAATCTATAGACAATTCATATTTAATTATGGCAGGGCCGTGATACTTGGCCGACCATACTATCTCTCCATCAGCAAAATCTTCTGCAACGCACTCGTCCGGCAAGTAGTCGTAGGTTCCTTCTCCTTTTTGGGGAACTCCTGTACGTTCGATGATGGCTTTGACAAATCCTGAGGATCTGTACAACCCCGCTGCGATTTCTGAGATGGCGTCGCCGGATAAAAATCGAGTAACCGCATCTGCCACTTCATCTTTTGTGGCTGCTTTCCCTTTGTTTTGAGTTTTTCTTTTTGAACGATACGCCTGCGTCTCTTCAAATTCATCAATTATTCTCTGAAGCCTGGTTGTATTGTATGCTATATTCAGGATACCACAGGCTTCCTTCTTTGTTATAGGACTGTTGCCACTCAGAAGATCGAGTACTTTCCGTATATTCGTATCGGACAAGTTCTCGGACTCTTTCTTCTTGATTCTTCTCAATTTTTGCTATCTCCCTATTTAGATACCATACTGCTTTGCTTAAATCATGTACAGGATCGTGAGTTTTTATTCCTGCTCTCCAGATATATTTTACAGCATTTCCAAGACAGAAACTCATATGTTCTGTAATTTGAATACACTCCACCCCACTAGGGTGTGCTTTGTAGTGAGGAGGATGATATACATTAAATAGTTTACTTTTAAACTTGCCTACCATTGATTATGCTCCGGTGCTTCCTGTTGTGTACGCGCGTCTACATAGTATTGAGCTTTCTCTCTACTAGTAAGTCGTGCTACGTCTTGAATTTTTCCGTCGGCCTTCTTTTCTACTACTCTATATACTCTTTCATTTTGAGCGTAGAATACTTCTACAATCTCATATGTACTTATCCCTCGTTCTCCAAGTTCCACACACCTCTCCTGTTCTCTACGGGGGTAAGCTTAACTCGCTGTACCCACAAATGACCATTCTTTTCTGCATCTTGAAATGTAAGAGCAGTAATAAAAAATGCACTAATTACTAATAAATGTCCACCTACACTTCCAAGACCAAAGTAAATACTATAGCCAGTCCAAAGCGTAAATACAACTGTCCACATAACTGATAGATAAAACATCAGTATGTACTGTGTAAACGCATTTGGTATAAGTCTTAAAGGGTTCATTTTAAGACTAAAAAAGAAATTATAGGTGTCGTACACCCAAAAGCCTAATTTTTTCATTCTTCGTCAGGTTCTCCATACATTTCAGCAATTAATCTTGCTTGCTCTTCGATTTCTTCTTGTTGCTTTTCCAACTCTAAATACTGCTCATCTACTTTTGATAAACCAGATTGAGTAGCTACGAGTTTTAGATGATTATAACTCTTATTTTTCATTTCGCTGTAATCCTCGTCTCGTAGTCTGCAAGATCATCGTCCCACCAACTGGGTTTGGGTCTGTGAGACCAAACGGCAAAAGTAGCCTTGTCGAGATGATAATAGTCACGATAAGACTGTATAGGATTGTCATAGTCTTTGAGCACGTCTGGCATTGCCAATCCGAAAGTGGTAAATCCAAGTCTTTCCATTTTGACAATATCGGGTAGTTGGTTGATGACTGTGACTGACTTATGTTGCTTTCCGTATCTATAACGATATTCTTCTCCAAGAGCATTGCCATAGCAGTGCGTCCACTCATAGTTATCCAAAGAACTACGTGCCCAGATAGTACAAGGGTGATTGTACATCATAGGCAGGTAAGGAGTAAGAGGCCTGCTTTCAGGCGGTAAGTGTTTAATCTCCTTCTTCAAGGAGTTGAGATGGTCAGACTCTGATTTATTCAAAGCCCGGGGTACAAAACCCAAATGCACATCTACCCAGACAGCGGTACAGCATATCTGGGCAACTTCCAATGGCATTTTTACAATATGTTTGTCAACGTGAGCTTCTGCACACGCATCTAAATCTTCGTCAAGATAAAAAAGATTCATACTACCTCCAGTTAGTATATATTATACACTAACTAGTAATGAATGTCAAGTTACATTTTCTAGTCGTGTCATTAATCTTTCTGCTCGATTTGTAACTTGTCGGTACCATAAAGAGTCTCGGCCCTCTGCCGCAGCTTGTTTCCAGTTATGCTGGGATAAATGAAATCGCAGCTGCCGAAACTTCTCAAGTCTTGTAGCGCCGAGATTGAACGCCATGTTGACCATTATCAGTTGGACTTCTTCTGGCCAGTTGTGCCACTGTCCATATAGTCGTTCGCAGTCCTTAATGGCACATTCAATATCTCGATCGAAGAGCTCTCGGCTTCTCTGAGCCGTAATGGGTGTCCCGGCAGGCTTTCCAAACTCTTCATCTTCTGTTGTGACCAAGTGTCCAATACCAATAGTAGGGTATCCCAAGTGGTCATCATAGACTTCCAGAACTTCTCCTTCATCTGCTTTAATTTCCTCATATAATCTTTCACGATCCATGTTTGCTCCTATAATCTGCGACTGCTGCTTTGATAGCATCTTCCGCTAATACGCTACAATGTATTTTTACTGGCGGAAGTGATAATTCTTGAGCAATTTGGACATTGCTGATCTTTCCCGCTTCGTCAAGGGACTTTCCTCTAACCCATTCTGTGAGTAGTGATGAAGAAGCAATAGCACTGCCGCATCCGTAAGTTTTGAATTTAGCATCTTCAATAATTCCGTCGGTCGATACTCGGATTTGAAGTTGCATGACGTCTCCACACGCTGGAGCACCTGTGAGGCCTGTTCCGACATCTGGAGCATTCTTGTCAAGTTTTCCGACATTCCTGGGATTTTCATAATGATCTAATACCTTATCTGAGTACATCAGCTTTTTCCTGGGCCTACCCTGATTGTTTCAGAGCATATAATATTACTAGCTTTATCTTCCCATACATTTGGTAGAAGCCCGTGTACGAGCAGTATAAGTGCTACTTTCCAGGCTCCTAACAAATGTTCAAAGTACCCTTTATTTGTTTCTTTTAGATGATTTGTCAGTCTTATCTCCATACCACATTCCTCCTGCTATAACTATAGTTGCAACAACAAAAAATAATAAAAATATTGAATCTTCGGGTGTCAAAACTTACCCTCTACAGCTTTTTGTGATACTACGAAAGTAAAACCTCCTGCTATCATTGGAAGCATCATTATACAGAATATTCCTACTAATTCCATTACCATACCTCACATTTTTGAAGAGATGGTGCATTCTCATGAATAACATTACAGTTTTTTTCTTGAGGAGTACAAGTAGTCATTGATACTAGAATTAATACAAATGCTACGCATACTATCACTTGTTCAACGGGAAATTTCATTCTGCTATTGACATCTCAAAATGCCACGTATCTAATTGAGGACGAACACCTTCCATTATAGCGTGCTCAAGATACATTGTAGATAAATCTTCCATCAGTCCTTCATACTCTGTAATATCATTAACATGCCACGCGCCTCCCCAGCGCAGAGGAACATTTAAATCGTCTGCAGCATATCTCATTGTAGTTGCTACTTCATCTGCTACTTCTGCTTCTGGAGATACTCTACCTTTAATAACTGGTAGTATATCTACTGCTGTACCGTAAAGATGTGGAGAGTTTGCTCCGTTTGTTACTCCTTTACGAAAAAATTCTTCCTGCTCTGACTTAGTTCTTTTACCATGTATAACCATTAATTGTATATCAGCAATAGCTTGGGCTCGTCTTACCACTTCTGCTAAAGCAGGATGAATTTTACTTAATTTATTTTCACACTCGTCACTTAAAAAATACATTTGATCTGGGTGTGTTTCTTCGTTGTAGTAGTTCATTTTATATCCTTGAGAAGCGGGGCCGAGACCCCGCAGGGTATTACACTATTAGTGGTGCAAGAGCCATCATTACTACTGTTGCTGCCCAAAGGCAAAGAAAGCATTCTCCACAACACTCAACTTTTAAATAGTTCATATATATCCTTATGAAATTGTAACCTTTACGGGTTGCAGTTCATTAGGGATTTCTTCATGTAAATCAATACATAGCAGTCCGCGTTCCATATAAGCTTTGTCTAGTTTTACGTGCTCACTTACGCCGAATGTGCGTGAGAAGCACTTACCGCTTAAGCCTTTGTAAACATAAGTTTCGTTACTAGATTCTGTTTGCTTTACAGTGCCCGATACTGTCAATAAGCCCTTATGAAGGCTAATCTCAAGATCATCTTTATTCCAGCCTGGCACAGCTAATTCGACCCTATGGCCCGTCTCGCCTACGCGTAGAATATTGAATCGAGGGTACCCACCATCGAGTGTGGGGGCAAAAACACTGGTATCATGAAACATTCGGTCAAAACCTAACATAAATTTATGCAGGTCTGCCACTGCTAGTTTAGCATTAGTCATAAAGTTCTCCTTTTATGAATTGCGTCCTTTCGGTACGCTTGGGCTCTTTCGATGCCCGGGTTATTGTTATCCAGTTATAGAGATGGACTCTCTTCGTCTAGTTCTAGGATTCCTTTCTCCATTAGATAGTTTACTGTAGCCTCAACCCCTGTACGGCGGCCGAGATAAAATGCGTGTCCGGCACAACCAAACATACAAAGTGCTAGTATTAAGTAAAGTCCGATCAAGAGATTCTCCTATTTCTGTACAAATTTATGGAGATATTATATCAAATTGAACGACAACTGTCAAGATATATTTTTTGGAACACCACATCGCAAAAATAACACTTGACTTCGAATCTCACTTCGAATATAATATATGTCATGAAAGAATATAAAAAGCAACCATGGTCGATACGCGAAAGAGTAATGTTGAAAGAGCACTACTCCAAGATGTCTGTAACAGAGTTACAGGAGAAAGTATTACCTAGTCGCACGGAAAACTCGATACGCAAACAGGTTGCGTACCTACGTAAAAGAGGTTGGAGTTTTTAGGCAGAAGGAGATACATGCCAAAAGTTAAAGTACGTAACAATAACGTAGACGCTGCTCTACGAGTTTTCAAGAAAAAATGTTCAGAAACACTATGGGATTATAAACAGAAGGAATATTATGTACCACGAAGCGAAAAACGACGACTGGCTAAGCAGGCTGCAGTCGCAAGATTCAAACGAAAGAGAAACGATAATGGACGGAACAAATTTTGAGTTAGTTGGTGATTTTATGGAAGCCTTTGGTCAGGCTGTAGAAACTCAACCAACCTGGCCTGACTTTAGCACTCGTGAACTACGGGTAGATTTAATACAAGAAGAAGTAGATGAATTGGTGGAAGCGATTGCAAACAAAGATATGGTCGAAATCGCCGACGCTCTCACCGACATTCTCTATGTTGTATACGGTGCTGGTCATACATTTGGTATTGACCTTGATGAGTGTTTTACTGAAGTACATGCTTCTAACATGAGCAAACTCGGTGAAGATGGAACACCAATTAAAGCAGACAATGGCAAGGTAATGAAAGGCCCGGGCTTTTTCGCCCCAGATTTAGAGAGTATTCTAAACCAGTGAGAAATCTTTGGAAGTTCTTTGGCTCTACCTCGTCCTTGAAGGAGCAACTGGAATCTACAACTCTCGAAATTCAGTTGTCTCCACTGGAGTTTGCGTGTATAAAAATTATCATGATCCTCGGGATAGCACTACCTACACTTTCTATATTCCTATACTTGCTAAATGTCCTCCATTTGTACGTCATATAAAAAAGGGGCCGTAGCCCCTTTAATTTAGAAGTATCCTGAGTGGCCTAATTTCCAAAAGCACCAAAACACTACTATTCCATATATTATCCAATAAATTTCTTCCACCTATCCCTCCAATAAAATATTTTTTCGTTAACTGAGAAGCGCCCAGGTACTGTAATCCAAGACCAGGGCAAAAATAGTATTTGTAATATGCCAAAAAGTATGGTAAAATAAACACATATTTTGATGAACAATCAAGTCAATCACAGATTCTTACTAACTAGATCGAAATCGTTTGAATTAGATTTATTCTGGGCGGGGCATAAGGCGAAGCCGTAATGTCCCTAACCATAAATCTGAATGAAACTGATTTCGGGATCACCAATCTCTGATTACTTTTGTGCTTCAATTAAGTATTGATTGTGACGAATATTCATAATAAAGATAATCAAATAATTCGTTCACAATCAAACAACCCCGCTAATAATCATTCTACGATTATTACTGAAAATCCGTCTACTACTTACACAAAACCCTTCAAAATTTGCGCCAATTCGCAATTTTTTTATGGCTTATAAAACATAAAAGGGAATGTTAAAAACAATAACCATACCATTAAAACCATGAAAAATTGTTCTAAATTTGATCCCCATAGCATCGGAATGCACATAATTGATACGTAGATCCACCATAACATGCTGAGAATCTCTCGCATTTTTACGACCCCGCTACCGCTTCAAGGAGTTTTCTGAGAGTTTCTTTTGGGCTCTTTTCGAGGCCCGATATACTTCCCACCTCGATCTCCAGAGCATCAGCGATATTCGAAACGATTTCAATTTTTGTGATAGGTTTTTCTCCAGTTTTTGAAACATACACCTCTCTCCGGTACACGCCTTCGCGTGATAGCTTTCCAATTATTGACTTCTTACTTCTATTGAGCTCTGCTGCAAGCAACTCTACTGTACGCATATTCGGACACATAGTATAGCTTTCAATCATATACTCAGTTTCACTCTCCGTGTAGTTCGACACGTTCCCTCCTATAACTTCCTTTACCTTTCTTCGGTTTGTGGACCCCGCCACGATTGTGATTATGCCGCGCCACCGGGTTTCGGATCGTCTCCTTCTGTCTGTTCTTGCCCCGCATAGCTTATTTCTCCTGTATCTAGATTTATAACTACGTCACCACTTATCCACTCTAGATATTCCACTTCGACATTATCCATGCCCCGGGCTTTAACATATTGAGTGAACACCAGGTCGTAGTAATGCTCTACTTCAGCTATTTTCTCTTCTAGCTTTTCTATAGTAGTATAGCACAATTGCATACTATCATACAACTCTTTTAGCTCATTTTTTGTCGTATTTAATTTTAACTTAATACGGCGTTCTTCTGGAAACTCGATTATATTCGACATAAATTTCTCCCATAGAACACATATTATACAGCCCCTGAGAAAAAATGTCAAGAAAAATTTTTAGAACACATAAAAAAATCCCCACATATTTCTATGCAGGGATTTTACAGTTAGGTTTAGAGCCGCGAACTGCCACTAGGCTATATAGTGCCTTTCGTTATGGTCGAGGGTTTCGACGCCTCTTTGCAATAATAGACCAATAATAAAAAGGACTTCCTCCTATAGTTATAGTGATACGCACCAACCTTCCACACGTATCTGGGTATGTACTGCAGATACCACCCACCACTTTTTCGTTTTTGCTAAACCAGAATGCGAAAATGCAACAAAGCCGTAACTGGTCGTACACATCCGCCCGTGTACAAGGGGGTTCGATATAGTACCTCGAACAGGGAAAAGTGCGCTAAGTGGCACTAAACTAAGATGGTACTTTTTAACGTGCTTTGCCATCCCACATTAGCACTCTGTTCCTTACTCCTCGATGCCTTTCAACCTGTACACGGCAGGGTCAACAAGGGTGGAACAAATTAGGTTGGGGCTCCGGATAGGCCGAGTTAACTTTTACCGGGATCTTTACTGTCTTATCGCAAGTGGGTAGCACACTTATGGCGTCCCTGACTTCCCCCATTTAAGAAGATATTATACTCCGTTTTTGAACTAAAAGTCAAGAACTTTTTTTCTCTACCCCACAAATTTTTTCAAACATTTTGTGTCCAGTGCCTTTTTCGTTGTACTCCAAAACTAGCCCATCACTGTTCATATGTAGTTTAGGTTCGAACTTTTCTACGTCAGCTTCGTACACGCAAAAGGTACGTAGACGCCACGCTATATTTTCTGCGTTCCCTTTAAGCTGCACGATGCACCACCTGTAGGTCAGCAATTCGTGCAAACAAATCAGCTTCATCTCCTACTAAAAACAACTCTTTCCGAGTAGTCCAGTCTCCGTCAATACGCCCACTAAACTCAAGCACAGTCCCATTTGTAGCAAATTGAATTGTCACTTGGTCTACTTCTTTGATTTCCATTAGTTATTTACTCCCATGTAGAAGGATAAAAGGAAGAAAGAGAAAAGGTTTCACGAATTTCCCCCTCTTGATACATTGTACGAATTACGTTGTCAACCTCGGCCTCTGAAAGCGCCCAGTTGTGCCACAGCTCATCTTTTACTCTTTGCAGGCTTGTGAAAGACCTACGCTGACCTTCTACTTCTATTGTATCAGTCGCTCGGTCTACTACTGCCAATCTTTCTTGCTTCTCTAGCACGCTTTTCCTCCAGGTTTTCCAACGATGTCTTCATTGCAATCGCAGTGTCTTCATTAGAGCCATGATACATCAAAGCTCCCCTTTGATTAAATACTTTGAAAACGTATAGCCCGGGCCTTACAATTTCTCGTACCATGTGAGCCATTACTCTGCCACAATACCGTAGATAGCGAACTTAAACTCAGGACTTTTGCCAAAGTTTGCAGCAGCTTTTACGGCCTCCGCCCTCTTAACGATAGGGGAGTTAGGCTTACGCTTCGCACGATATGCGCCATGCGACATTACTTTTTTACCATTAAATTTCTTGACCATGCGGTACTTTCGTGTAGTCGCGTGGTCGAAAATCATTGTTTTTGCCATCAAAATTCTCCTTATAGCGCACAAAGTAGTACGCCTTGTAATCCACTTTATTTAAGGACTCCGCTTCTCGATAGGCGTCATAATACTCTAGCCAAGTATTTAGCCAAAGAGTTACTGCACCAATTCGAATATAAACTACATACATAGAAATACTTAAATAAAGCGGGGCACTAGGCCCCGGGATTTAGCTCAAGATCTCGAGCAAAGCTTCAAGATCAACCTTGGTCATCTTACCTACAGAAGGCAATTCACGGCCCAGTCGCTCGTTTACAGCGTTGACAAAGAACTCTTTCTTGACAACAGGCTCACCGCGCTTGGTTACACGCTCTGCTTTCTGGTAGATACCTAGAGCAGACAATTTGGCGATGATAGAGCGAGGGCTCTTACCAAATTTGTCAGCCAGCGCATCGACAGTAGCACGAACAGGGTCAGCAGAGTACTTTGTAGTGATCTCGGCAATCATAGTCTCAGAGTAGTTCTGAGAGGCGTTAGCAGTCATAGTCATTTTTGTTTCTCCCGAAAAAAATTAAGTAAATTACCACTTTTGAAAATATATTATACAAGGTTCTGAGGATTATGTCAAGAGATTTTTTTGGAAAGCTGCAAATAATTCTACTTCTTTTTCCCTTGCAGCTACCTCCCACGGAGCACTCCAATATTCATCCCAGTTATCAATGTCTCTTTTAAATAGTTCGTCTTGCCACATAGCATGATCGGTTTCTAACTCAAGCTCGCAGTAAATGTATTGGCGAGCGTGCTCTAGCTCATGAAATATAGTTCGTAGCCAATGAGAACTTTTATTAATACGAAGAATAATTTTATGCCCTAGGTCTACAGAATCTCCAAAGTCTGTTTCGTGCTCGCCTTTAAGATATATAGTAATAGGCACAGGAGTGATTCCTAGATCAAGTTCTCCCATAGCAAAGTCGATCGCAGCTCGAGCTAAGTATCGTTCAGGCATTGACCATGCTTTTTTTGCTTTTACCTTTAACTTATACATCATCTAACTTTACCTTCTCCCGCAGCCAAGAGTACAGCTCTACTGCACTGTCATCGTATCCGTTGGGGTACTCTTCGTCTGGTAACAAACAACGTATGGTATAGAGAAAAGCGTCTAGTTTAGGCACTCCGTCCATACGCATACCTGCGTACAAGCTAAAGGCTTCAAATTGAATATCGTTCATATAGTTCCTCCGATTTATAAATATTATACCGGCTCCGGGTTTCAATGTCAAACAATTTTTGCCATACCCCCAACATAAATTTATTCCGGGGGGCGGCGTACGAAATTGCGGCTGTCAAGTGTTTTTTGCACTTAATCTGCCAAAATTTTCGTAAATTTGACACTGTTTGCCCCAGGTTTGCCACAATTTGCCATCTTACACTACCCCGCAGAGACTTGTCAATCGATTTATTTGCACCAATTGTGCAAAAAGTACTTGACAATCGTCGGTGTACTACTGTATAATTGGCGCGCCGCGCTTTTTAAAACAATTTGCCCTATTGCCGTAAAAAGTTCTTGACAATCCCGGGCTTTGCGCGTATACTACCAGGGTGGGCACGGGGTCTGGCACAAAGACTGCACGTTCTTAAAAAAATTTTGCCCATACCCGCAAAAAAGACTTGACAATCGTCGCTTTTGCACGTATTCTGGCGCAGGTAACACCAATCGAATCGAAACTTCACTTTCGCACTGGCGCCCGCGCGCCAAAAATCGTTATAAATCAAGGGGTTGTGTTCCACGTGGAACCTTATGCGAGCCGTTCGCATAAAGTAGCCAGCAAATTTTTGATCCCGCGTTTTTTGTCGGCATAATCTACAGTGTGCCAGTCGGAATCAATAACGCGCTCTTTTAATATGCTCATGCGGTCATAATGCGAAAGTGCGTTTTCATCATTAGCAGAAAATTTCCAATAGGTCAGGGGCGAATGCTTGCGAGCTATAATTCGGCGTTGCTGTTCTTGTTCCGAAATCGAAAGCCAAAATTTAATAAAGCGCACCGGCTGGTTAGCTTCCCAGTTTTTATGACGCCGCATAAAATTTTTGTATTGTCGCGGAGTGCACCAGCCATTCAAATGTTGCACCATGCCCCGGCTGTACCAGCTTCGGTCAAAAAACACGATGCGATTTTGTCGCGGCAGTTTGGTTTCCCAATAGGGGAGCCAGCTTGCCATCGCTTGTTTTGTCGGTTTGTGCGATAGGCAAACGCTGTAAAGATCCGGCGGTAGGTAGTGGGTCAATTCTCGAATGGTAGAGGATTTGCCCGCAGTGTCGCGCCCCTCTAAAATTACCGCAACCGGAGCGGAGAGATTCTCCGCGAGCCGGTTCAGATTAGCTTGCAATTTTTTCATCAGAATCCCCCATTAAACCAGTAGTAAATTGCGGCTCCCCATATAGCGAGATCGGTAATCACGCTATAGAGGAAATAGAGGGCGGCGAGTGCCGCGCCAAATCTCACGCCGTCACCTCAGCATAGTCTACCGGCAGAGGACAACCGTGTATACCCTTCGCTCGCTTGTGGGCAACAATACCCTCGCCAATCTGCAAGTTAGATTGGCGATAGCTGTTAGTGAAGCGAGCCATCGCGGTTTTGGCAGAGCAGAAATAAAATTCTGATTTGCCGCCAACCTCAAGCCAACGCTTGTCATATAGCATCGCCTTGTCATCTTTGTTGCGAGCGTGAACAAATTGCTCGGCGGCAAGCACCTGCTCGTTATCGCCCAGCTTCATTCGCCATACGCGAGCGTGAAGCTCCCCGCGATTGTAGCCGAAAGCGTCCTCAACATCCCGCAAGCACCAAGTCACGCGCTCGATACCACCGTGTCGCCCGTTCGCGTAAGCGTGTCGGGCATACCCGTTTTTGAAAACGCCAAATTCTAGCAGTTCCCAAACGTAGTGCCAAGCCATACCAGAGATGGGGGTGATCTCAGGTGCTGTATCTGTTGATCGTAATATCATGCTGAAAGCCTCTCGTTAAGTGAAATTGAATCATACGCTTTTATGCCGATGCGGTCAAGCATTTTCAAAACGGATTTATTGTCATCATAAAATACCGCAGTCGCGCAAAATTTACCCCATCCCATCGGGCGGGTGCGAGCATAGTTTCGGATCATCTTTTCTTTTAGATCCGCGTCAGGTGTGGCGTCCCCCTCTCGCCGCGATAGGCAAGCATCCCAGCGCAAGCCATGCTCCCGTAGATATTCGTAATCATGTTCCCCCATAACGCGGGCAGTGCAGATCACGATGGTGACATTCTTTTTTGCCAGCCGTCGCCATTGTGCCGCGAGGGGTAGCAGGGTGTCACGCATGATGTTTGCGCGGGTGTTGTTCTGACGCCATGCCGCAAGATCAAGCGAGCCATCGGGCCGCGTGATCTGTCGGTGTGAGCTGTCGATAACCGTATGGTCAAGATCAAAAATAAAGTGCATAAGAGTAACCTATAATTCCAGCCAGATTCAAGAATACCAGATTGTAAGCCCGAATGTCAAGCGCTTGAACCGTTAATAATACCAACCCACCGATAGCGGCCAGCTTGCCCGCGTCGGTATCGATTGCGAAAGGGGCGAGGGCCATAGCCCCCGCTCCGCACCAGCCGATAACCGCTATCATCCGATGTTGCTCAGGATGTTGGACAGCTCGCCCTTGGTGAAGTCGCCTTCGCGGGCAGGCATCGCCAGCGCGGTGCGGATCTCCGCGAGAATGTCGGCCTTGGTAGGGCCGCGAGAAACGCGAGCGGCGGGAGCCGCCTTAACATACTCAACCCCAAGGGATTGAGCCTTGCTAATGACCGAGCGATGTGATACGCTCCCGAAATCAGAGGCGAGTTGCTTTGCCTTTGCGAGATTGAGAGGAGCCGCCGCGCGAATCGCCGCAACCATTTTATCAGTATAGTTAGACATAAAGTGCTACCTTTGGTTTTAGCCGAGAGCCAATCCCCCAGCCGATGCAAGCATTATAACCCAGTTGCCGCCCAAAAGTACAGGCTTTTTTATGGTAATATGTCACAAAAAAATCGCTTGACCCCAGGCCGGGGATGTGTTACCCTCCGGGCCGGGGGGGGGCGGTAATGAGACTCATTCTCATTTAGCGCTCGCGCGCACCCCAACACGTACTACTTGGGGATTTTTTGAACCTGCCAAAAATAACGCTTGACTTTGATGCTCCCTTCGAGTATAATTATCTAAAATTAAGGAAAGCGTAATGAAAGTTTTAGTAGCGTGTGAATTTAGCGGAACCGTCCGGGACTGCTTTATAGCAATGGGCCATGATGCAATTTCATGCGATCTTCTTCCTACTGAAGCACGAGGACCACATATTCAAGGAGATATTCTTGATATACTTTATGACCCTAGCTGGGATCTTATTATTGCTCACCCTCCCTGCACTTATCTTGCTGCTTCTGGGTTACATTGGAATAAGAAAATTGAAGGAAGAGCTCAGAAAACCGAAGAAGCCCTTAATTTTATCACAGCCATCTGGGAAGCGCCAGTAGAAAAGCTGTGTATTGAAAACCCGGTGGGTTGTATCAACACCCGCCTCGATTTTATGCCAAAGCCCCAATATGTCCAGCCATATAATTACGGAGAAGACGCTTCAAAGAAAACTGGTTTGTGGCTGAGGGGCTTGGCACCCTTAGAACCTACCGAAGTTATAGAACCTCGGTATGTAGATGGAAAACCTCGATGGAGTAACCAAGGTGACACTGGTTATGATAAATTTGGTGGAGGTCAAGGAAAAGAACGAAGTGTCACATTTTTTGGTATAGCAGCCGCAATGGCACTACAATGGGGATAATATGAACTTAACTATTTTAAACTTAAATTATTTATTGCACGACCAACAAACTCTTAGGTACAATACTGTAGAAAGTATAGAGTGGAGTGCAGAAAAGACGGAAGGAGGTATTGGGGCAGGAAGGCACTCAACTGTTAAACTTCACGCCCCTGGAGAAGATTTTATTCCTTTTGAAGATATAACAGAAGAAAAAGCTTTAATTTGGCTCAGAGATGCTTTAGGAACTTCAGGCTTAGAAATCATTGAGAGGGAGCTAAACGAAGAGTTAAATGGCTTGCTAAATCCTACGCACGGTAGTGGAAGACCTTGGACGGAAAGCGGTATCTAAATGGCTACTTGGTCTTGGACAGAGTCTTTGTATACACCCGGGTATGGGGTACAGCCCTACTCTAGTTTATCTAGATACACTGCGGTTATAAAATCTTCGGATACAGTACAGCTAACAACTCAATACACTGGCAGTGTCGCCCTTGCTTACCAAATAAATTACATATCCCAGCCGAATGGATCCTCCACCGTTAATAACCCTGACCCAACTCCTTCAGGGTCATTATTGAACAGAACTTGGACTACGAGTAGTTTTTCTGACAATGATTATCATACTCGTTGGTACTGGTATACCACTGATACATACGGATACACTAGTCCAAATGCACAAAAATCTGTAAGAATTTTAGTAATTCCTAGTACCGTTGGCTGGGGCTCGGTTTCGGCTAGTATTCAGAAAGGTTTTAACGGAACAGTTAAACTTTCTATTCCCACTGCTTTTCAAAGCTATTTAACGGGTAGTGGTACCGATAGCGGTGATACTCTTCAAAGCTGGGAACAGGCCAAAGATGAAAGATTTTTTTGGAGAGTTTCACAGTCTCAAACCGGCCACAGTACTGCTTATGGATTTACTACTGGCAGTGGTGTATTGACTTCGCCCACTGATCTCGACGAAATCACACTTAGTCCCACGCTAAGTTCTAATGCAGGGGTTCATTGGGTACACCTATATCATTACGATTACAATGGGCAAACAGGAACAGCAGACCACCTAATAGATTCTATTTCTTTTAATGTAACCAACCCCGCTGCCTTAGACACTAATATTACTCTAAACTCGACCTCTGTCAATATACTTAGTGGTGCAAGTAATTACTCCCTTAGTATGACGCAGGGGGGAACTAATACTATTTACTACATTTTAGATACATCAAACCTTGCGAACGGTAGTAATATCGCCGCAGCGAGCTCTAACTATATAGCAAGAACTTGGAACAGTAATAGTGGTAATAACTCTCGACCTTTTGAAACAGTGCAAGGTAGTGGAGTAATTTCAAATGGTTTACCTACTTCGGCCACTGCCACTTTTTATCTTTATGCTGCAAATGGAAACGGTCAAAACAGTATAAGACTAACTACAGGGGACACTCAATATACAGTAACGCCACAAGCTCAAGCTCCTTCTATTAGCCCCTATAAAACAATTATTACCAATGGATTTCAAATGTGGTCAAATCCATCAGGTACAACGGCTGGAACAATTCAATATCAATGGAAAGTACAGGGCGGTGGCTCCGGGTCTAATGGCAACACTGTCCATACTTTTCCGTGGACAGCGGAAATAAATAATTTAGGAGAAAATGCAGCAGTTGGTACATCATGGAGAGGTACATCTTGGACGGTTCAAGCTCGAGCAACTGTAGATAATGGAGCAAATTACGACTACAGCAGTACTTCTTCTCCTATAACTCTTCCTGATTATTCTTTTACTACGGTTCCGAATTCTATACAAGAGGGGCAGACTGGAACTTTTACTGTAGCTTCTACAAATGGCCTAGGCCCTATCTATTGGCAGGCTACTACAACAAGTGGCGGAGATTTTTCAACTTCTAGTGGTCAAGTGGGTTCGGGAACAGGGTGGTCTTCAGGAAGTTTTACTGTAACTCCTTCAACAGATAGTGATTCAGACGCTTCAGAAACTGCAACAATAAAGCTATACGTTACTAATATCTTCAATTCTTACAACGACCTTAGCATTTCCGATACATTCACTATTACAGGGGCTAGTACAACTCCTACTGCAGATACAATAAGTGGAGTCACTTGGTCAAGTACTAATACTGCAAATTCAAATCCAACAGTATCTTGGAGTGGGGGCAGTGGTGGTACCTCAGGTAACCCAGCAGTTATAGGAAGTACAACGAATTCACTTCCTAGTTCTTCAAATGGTGCTTGGGTAACGGACCTTAATCAGACTTCTCCTACAACACTAACTATTGATGCATATGGAAATGCTTATGTAAGAGGGGTTACTTACTATTTTTGGGTTCGAAGAAGTGCCAATGTAGTCAGTACTCCTTTTACTTCAACAGCTCCGTATATTCCTCTTAGCGACTCTTCAATTACAATTGATACTCCTACTGATAAAAACGGAACTGATTTAAATTTAGTTAACGGAGTATATGAAATACCTTCCTCCTATGGAACAGCCGCCGCCGATATTATAGGTATTCCTTTTACCGACGGAGGAACTTATGATCAGTACCGAGTTCTTAATGACACAACGAGTCAGTGGCCAGAAAGTGCCAATGTTGGAGCCTCTGGAACATTTAGTCTTGTTACTACTCAGAGCGGAGCTTTACCCCCTGCAGGAAGTACATATGTTTATAGCTTTTCAGGTAGAAGGCCTCCAACTACCGGAGGTAGCGGAAGTTGGCAAACTGTAAATAGTGGAACAACAATACGTATTAAAAGACTTGGCACAGGAACTCCTTATAGCGTTTCTGCTAACCCTACGTCAATTAATGAAGGACAATCAACTACATTTACAGTAACTTACTCGAATATTTCTAGCTCTCGAACAGTTAATTATACTATTGAAGGAATTCAGGACCTTGATATATCTTCAGGAGCTCTCACTGGAAGCTTTAGCATTAATTCAGGAAGTGGTACAGCAACTACAGTTATTACACTCGCAAATGATAATTTAACAGACGGGCCAAAAACCGCCACCCTAACTTTAGCAAACACTGATAGTGCCCAAACTTCAACAGGGACGCCAAGTGCTTCTGTATCTATTGCAGATACTTCTACAGCAGGTTCGGGCAGTGGTACTAATCTTAATTCCGGAACGGCTAGTGATTATGGGTTAGAGATATACAATCCCAGTGGTACTCTAATTATTAACGATATTTCTAGGCTGGGTACTTTTCTTGCTTTTGACTCCCATACATTTACTGCGAGTTCGACTACTACTACTATGTTTAATGGATTCGACTGCAGTAGTAAATCAACAACAGGTATATTTCTTACAGGCTGGACTGGATATCAGTGGCTATCTCCTTGGATAACAAGAAGTAGTAATGGCATAACTTTAACAGTAAACTCATCAAATTCTACTGGACGATACGGCACAATTGCAGTACATTTAATAAGGTATTAACTATGGCATATGGATTAGAGTTTTACGGGGCTAATAATCAGTTGATATTCGATACTGATAACTTTGATGGAGGCCAAACTTTAGTTATTACAGGATCTGGCACGATATCTAATAATGGTACTTTTACCCCTCCTAATAACACTGTTACTTTCGGCCGAGTAAACACTGGAAATTTATTTGGAAATACTAGCAACGGGGTACTTACGAATAGGTCTGGACAAACAATTTCTTATGTATCTGCAGAATTTACAAGTTCAAGTACAAGTAATATAACTAACGCAGGAACGTATGGATTAGAAATTTTTAGCGGCTCAGGGGGGTTAATGTTTTCTACAAGGAAAGCAGCAAGTACTGTGGATTTTCAAGCAATATATGATAAAGGAGACTTAAGGACAAATAATTCTACAAATTCTGTTTGGGCTGGGTCACCTTCAAACGTATATGTAAGTATTGATTTTATGTTTTATGGAGGAGCAAATAATTATATGAATGGATATACTTTTAGTACGGGTGGGATAAGTTATAGGGGAAGACTTTTTGCTACGGGTCAGTTCAACTGGGATTACGTTCTTCCAAATATGGGAACACTAGCAGTAATAAAATTAAGGGGGTAATATGGAACTAATTGTAAAATATATAGCAAAGGTAGATGTTGCTACGGGACAGATACAGTCTATAGGGTTTGCTCCCGGGCATATACCTCCTGAGGGTATTGCTGACGGAATAGAAACAATTCATCTTCGGACAGAAGATTGGCGTAATTACGACAACACTCTAACTATACACGAAGAGTTTTATCGAAAAGAGGGAGCTTGGGTACATAGAGGGGCTCCTCCAACTAAGTATTATGAATGGAATATACAAGAAGAAGAGTGGCAGCAAAATTGGAATACATTTTTAGCAGAATTAAGAGAGGAAAGAAATCATAGACTTCATATGTGTGATTGGACTCAAACTCTTGATAATCCAATGGAAGAAACCGTAAAAGCTTCTTGGAGAAATTACAGAAATTCCCTTCGAAATTTTCCAATTCATTTTCAAACTCCTGATCCAACAATTAGGTCTTTAGAAGATATCGAGTGGCCTGCACTTCCTGACGGCACAATTTTAGAAATATTGGTTTTTTAAATATTTTTCGACACCTCGCAAAAATATATCTTGACATTACAACCCTTTTAAAGTAGAATACGAGAATGGGCAAAGAAGTAACCACAATATCCCCTGAGGGACTTGAAGTAGCAAACTGTTATTTGCAATTTGGAAATATTCGAGCAGTATGTGAAATGATGCAAGTTGCCGAAGAAAAAGTAGTTGAACTTTTAAATAAACGTGAAGTAAAAAAGTATATTGATACTGTATATCTTGATATGGGGTATCGTAACAAAAACAACATTGCTACTGTTCTTGATGAAATGATACAAAGTAAGCTTGAAGAAGCACAAGAAACAGGAGTGTACTCTAATAAAGACTTGGCTGATCTACTGCAGATGGCTCACCGAATGAGAATGGATGAAATTAAAGCACAAGCTGAACTGACTAAAGCAGAGACCACAAACATAAAAACTCAAAATAACGTACAAATTAATAACGAGAGTTTACCCTTCGGCCAAGGAAACTATGGAAAGCTGATGGAGAAACTTCTCAAGGAGGGATAACCTAGAGAAAGCTCCATGCTTGCAGAAATTGCGATTGCAAATGCTGCTTTTGGTGTACTTAAAGAAGCTATCGGCAACGGTAAAGAGCTTTATGATGTTGCAGGAGTTGTATCACAGTTTTTTGATAGTAAAACTTCGCTTCAAAAAAAGTCTAATAAAAACGGATATAAAAGCGATATGGAAGCCTTCATGGAACTTGAGAAGATCAAGGAAATGGAGGACCACCTAAAACAACAAATGATCTGGGCAGGTCGCCCAGGAATGTGGGATGACTGGCTAGCCTTTCAAAAACAAGCCAAAGAAGAAAGAGCCAAAGCAGAAAAAGAAGCTAGAGAAGCCCACGAAGAATTGATGCAAACTTTATTGTATTGTTTTTACTTTGTGTGCGGTTTAGTTGTTTTTGTGCCCGCACTATTTCTCATATTGACTATACTAAAATGAATGAATTAGAAAAGCAAGTTAATCATATTGAGAACGAGCTACAAGTTCATGCCACTCAGTGTGAAGAAAGATGGAAAACCATATTTGAGAGAATGGAAAGCGTAGAAGATACACTTGCTCGAATGGAAGGTAGAATTATTGCAGCCTCCGGAATAATTATAATGTTTTTATTAGGGTTAATAGTAGCACAGGTAATGTAATGAAAAGAGGACGAAGCCCAGATTTTGAAAAGTATATTAACATGAGAATTGCCCAGCTTAAACAAGACCAGGAAAATGCTCATGATGATTACGATAAACAATGGTACAATCGTATCATTCAAGAACTATGCTGGGCAAAAAGTCAACAGCATGATTGTTATTTTGATGAACTACAAAATTGGAAGGACAATTATTCATATCTTCCATAGCCGCAAAAGCGCATGAGAAAACTAATGCCATCAGGAAAAGGTACTTACGGAAAGAAAAGAGGACGACCCGCCAAAAAAGGAAAAAAGAAAAAGGCTATGGGCAAGGGTTTATCTGCCAAGCAAAAGAAACTTCCTCCCGCACTAAGAGCTGCACTTATGAAGAAGAAAAAGCGAGGTAAAAAGTGATTGATTTAGCAATAGGAGGTGTAATTGGGTGGTTCGCTCATGTGGCGTGGGCTAAGTGGAAGCACTTGCTTCCTTCTTTAGCTGAAGAGAATAAGGATGGCAGCTAGACGAAAAAAGGCAGCTAGAAAAACTAAAAATATTCCTACAAATAAAAAACTATACGCCAGAATAAAAGCAAAAACTAAAAGAAAGTTTGCAGTTTATCCGAGCGCATATGCAAATGCTTATTTAGTACGAGAGTATAAAAAAGCAGGAGGGAGATACCGTCGTGGCTAAAGGTGGACTTACAAAATGGTTCAAAGAGAGCTGGGTAGATATTAGTCGTCCAAAGAAGAGCGGGGGCTATGCAAAATGTGGCCGTAAAAAAGCTAAAAAAGGACGCAAGGGGTATCCTAAGTGCGTTCCTGCTTCTAAAGCAGCAAGCATGTCAAAATCACAGATTCGTTCTGCTGTTCGCCGAAAAAGATCAAAGGCTCAAGGAGTACGCGGAAAACCAACTATGGTACGAACTTTTGCTAAAAAGGGTAAAAGAAAAGGTAGAAAAAAGTGAGCGAAGTTTCTGCTATTAGTGCAATTCCTACTTCTTTTTCAAAAGAGTATTCAACTCAAACAGTTGCTAAGGTAGAGGACAATAAGTATAAAATAACAGATACAATTTATACTGTAACTACTTATGACAGGGCCGGAAAATTAGATGTATTTACTAATATTCGGTATTTGGATTATATAGCATAATGGCCGCAAAAAGGAAAGGTAAAAAAAGAGACTCAAGATTAAAGAGGGCAGGAGTAGCAGGCTACAACAAGCCAAAGCGTACTCCTAGCCATCCGAAAAAGTCACACATTGTTGTGGCTAAAGTAGGAAGTAAGGTCAAGACTATTCGTTTTGGCCAGCAAGGAGCCAAAACTGCAGGGAAGCCTAAAAGGGGAGAAAGTGCACGCATGAAAAAGAAGCGTGCTTCATTCAAAGCCCGACACCGCAGAAACATTGCTCGAGGCAAGATGAGTGCGGCATACTGGGCAAATAAAGTAAAATGGTAGGAGATACTATGAAATATTTTTTAGCTCTGCTAGCTATTATCTCAACCACTGTAGCAGCAGAAACCGTTATTAACTACGATGATGGATCAACGTACACGCTTAAGGAAGGGCAAGAAATCTATATCAGTAATACTCGCAGTGCGCTGTTTAAAAGACAGCTAATGAAAAACAAGGACACGTTTTTTCGTGTACAAAAGCCTTGGACATCTAGAGACTACGTACCAGAACCACAAGATCCTTTTCAACCTGGGTCTCATGAATGGTGTAAAGCCTATGTTCCTTGGAGCGAAGGTTTGACCTTTGACATGATTACATGGCAACAGGCGTGTGATACTGATAATGATGGAAAATATGGATGTGGCGATAATCGATTCGACTCATCCGAAGAGGGGAGTGTCTGCTCTCTATAGAGATATACCATGGCAGATGAAGAAGTAGTAACAGCGGATAAAGAAGTTATTAAAAGAATGGACATCAATGGTGATGGTCATTTGTCCAAAGAAGAATACGAAATGGAACTAGAGTTTCGACGAAGGGAGCTAGAAGATGCCGATGCAATGCGAGACGCCCAAAGAAACATGGCTTGGTTTGCTTTGCTTGGCATGTTGGTATATCCTTTCGCTGTTGTTGGTGCTCAAGTTGCTGGATATGAGCATGCCGCTGATGTCCTTGGAGACATGGCCCCGACCTATTTTGTGGCTGTAGCGGGTCTTGTTGCAGCATTCTTCGGAGCTACTGCTTGGAGTAAAAAGTGATTCTTGATCTGATGGTAACATTCTGGCAGCCAGTAGTTGTGGCTGCCATTATTCTTATAGGTTTTGTGATTAGTATTTTTGACGGACAAGGAGAGTCTCGTGTAAACTTTAAGTATACAGAAATGCCAATCATGAGACCTATACTAATTGATACTGCAACTAAAAAATTCTGGGGTTCAATTTGGCTATGGCTGACTGGAACTCGACGATGGGAAACTGTAGAAGATTTCTACTTCTTCCTAAACGGAGAAGAGTATGTTATTGAAAAGGGTTTTGAATTCGATGGTGCATCAGTACCTAAGTTTCTTGCAATGTGGCTTTCGCCCGTTGGAGTCTTGCTTATGGGTGGTCTTGTTCACGATTATGGGTATAAGTACGCTGAACTGGTAAAATCAAAAAACAAGGAAACTGTAGCAAAAACACAAAAAGAAATGGATATTCTTTTTCGAGATATTTGTATAGAGCAGAACGGATTCAAAGTATTAAATTATTTGGCCTACTGGTCGTTAGGACTATGTGGGTTCCTCGCTTGGAATAGGCATAGAAAAAATGACTAATATTGAACAAAAGCAAGAAGAAGAATTAGTAACTGTTGGCCTTTGGGCAAAAATTAAACATTGGTGGCGTACACTTATACGGGAAGAATGGGAATTAACAGTTTTCTTTCCTGGAGAGGTAAAATTTTTAGAGGACGGTTCGCGAATAGAAACCGGAGCCCCTAAAACTTACAGAGCAAAGGAGTTGAAAAAGATTTCTACTACTCATATAATTTTTGTAGATTTGCTCGGTGTAAAACATGAAATAAAAGTTGTAAATCCTGTGGGCTATGATTTAAGGAAAATATACTAATGTTAGGACTAATAAAAGCCATGCCGCTTATGTTAGTTGTAGCTGGAGGTGCATATGCATACCATACTACAACTGTGAGTAAGGCAGAAGCAACAATCGCACAGCTTGAAGCAAATAATGTAACCTTAAAAGAAAATACATCAAAGCTAGAAACAGCCTTGGAAACAGAAACCGCTTCAAGAGAACAAGCAGAAAATAATTTAAGAGTACAATTAGAAGCCGTTGGAAAACTTACTGAAGCAAATAATGAAATGCAGGCAGAGATGGATGACTACTTGTCTATCTTCAAAAGGCATGATCTCACTAGACTCGCCCGAGCAAAGCCCGGGATGGTGGAACCGCGTATTAACAACGGCACAAAAAAAGTTTTTGAACAGATAGAAAAAGATAGTGAAGAGGTGCAAAATGCGGATATTAACTAGTTTTTTAGCTATACTATTTTTATCTGGGTGTTCTTTTTTGAAAAATGACCCTCTACCAATCCCCGAGCCGGTCATAAAAACTGTAACAGAATATAAAACACTGGATATCTATCAGCCTCAACTTCCTAGAAAAATAGATTTACAGGATGTAGAATTTTTTGTAGTCACAGAAAAAAATTTAGAAGAGCAGATTGCTCGTATAAGTAAAATGCAGGACGGAACCTTTGTAATCTTTGGATTAACTCCTCAAGACTATGAAAATATGGCATTTAATTTACAAGAACTTCGTAGGTATATACGCCAGCAGAAAGAAATAATTATCTACTATCGAGATGCAACAAAAGTAGAGCAGTAAACATGACAATACAAATAAGCAGGGCTGATATCACTGGCGAAGTCCTGCATAATTTACAATCTGAGACACGCTTCCTCAAACTTCCAGTAGACCCCTATTTGGAGCTACTCGGCATCACTCCGCTACCTTCTCAGGTAGCAATAATAAATGCGATTAATAATCCTAAATATAGATTTGTATGTGCCGCAGTGAGTCGTAGACAAGGTAAGACATACATCGCAAACATAATCGGCCAACTAGTCTCCCTAGTTCCGAATTCAAACATTCTTATAATGTCTCCTAACTATTCGCTGTCTCAGATTTCTTTTGATTTACAAAGAAATCTTATTAAGCATTTTGATTTAGAAGTAGTAAAGGACAATGCAAAAGATAAAGTTATTGAGTTGAGCAATGGTTCAACGGTGAGAATGGGCTCAGTAAACCAAGTTGATTCCTGTGTAGGTCGTAGCTACGATTTGATTATATTTGACGAAGCGGCGTTGGCAGACGGACGTGATGCGTTTAATGTAGCACTTCGACCTACATTGGATAAAGATAATTCGAAAGCAATTTTTATCTCAACCCCTAGGGGCAGGAACAACTGGTTTGCCGAGTTTTTTGATAGAGGGTTTAATGATGAGTTTGCTGAGTGGTGTTCAATACGAGCAACATATCGAGATAACCCGCGCATGAGTGAGTTAGATATCAGCGAAGCACGTAAAAGTATGTCGGAAGCAGAATTTCGACAAGAATATGAAGCAGATTTTAATACTTATGAAGGACAAATTTGGAATTTTGACCACGAAAAATGTATCGCTAACAATGAGGCATTGGATACCACTAATATGGATGTATTTGCTGGCCTTGATGTCGGTTACCGTGATCCTACTGCTTTTTGTGTAATTGGTTATGATTGGGATGAAGAACAGTACTATGTATTAGATGAGTATCTTGATGCAGAAAAAACAACGGAACAACATGCCGCTGAAATACAAACATTAATGCAGAAATGGGATATCGATTTTATTTATATTGATTCCGCAGCACAGCAAACTCGATATGACTTCGCTTTACAATACGATATTTCAACAAGCAACGCTAAGAAATCTGTGCTGGACGGTATTGCACATGTAGCTGCGATTGTAGACAATGACAAATTATTTGTCGATCAACGATGCGCTGAAACCTTGTCATGCTTAGATCAATATCAGTGGGATCCTAACCCTAATTTAGCAAAAGAAAAACCAAAGCACAATAAAGCATCTCATATGGCGGATGCGCTTCGTTATGCATTGTATTCGTTTGAAACAAGTCAGAGCGGCTTCTAACAACCCCTAGCCAAAAATAATGTTTGACAATTTATCTTGCAGAGGCTATAATGCAAAGTATGAAAAAGCTCAAAAGAGACCCTGTGAAGTACATAAGGGACCGAGCAAAATCAAAGTACAAAAAAGACAATGAGTGTTACATCTGTGGAACAGAAAAAGAATTAGACTTCCACCACTTTTACTCTCTTGCCCCTCTTCTACGTTTATGGCTAAAGAAGAAAACACAAGAAAGGCCAGAGCACTATACAAATGAGTATATAGTTATTTGGAGAGATGAATTTATAGAGGATAACTGGGCAGAGCTATACGATCACACAGTCACTATATGTCATGCACATCATAGAGAGTTGCATAAAATTTACGGACGAAATCCAGGACTTGGTACAGCGGCAAAACAAATGCGCTGGGTAGATATTCAAAGAGAAAAGCATGGCATGGTATAATTTTTGGAAACAGCCCGAGAACATAGAGGAAAAACTTAATCCTGGTCAAATACTAGACACGGGTAAGTCAGAAAGTTCTCGTGAGTTTACTACTCAATATGAGCGCTTTTATGAGCAGCTCGAAGTAGTAAATCGTGGCGTCAATATGATTGTTGATGACACGGCAGAAATTCCTGCAACAATTAGTACTCAAGGCGCCTATAGGGGTGTCGTAACTGGAATAAAACGAGGAAAGGTAGAAGAACTACTAAATCGAACTCCCAATCCTTTTCAAGATATTAGCAGTTTTAAAAGAAACTTAATTACTGATTATCTTCTTGACGGAAATATTTTTATTTATTTTGATGGTGCTCACCTCTACCATCTACCTGCGGATAAAGTACGTGTACAAGCAGATCCTTCCACTTTTGTAGAAAAGTATACTCTACAAGATATTGATTATAAAGTAAGCGAAATAATTCATATTAAAGAAAACTCTTTTCACTCAATTTATAGAGGAGTTTCTAGACTCAAGCCTGCGACCAGAACTATGCAGCTTGTAAGAGATATGAGGGACTTTCAAGATAACTTTTTTAGGAACGGTGCAGTTCCTGGATTGGTACTAAAATCTCCAAATACTTTATCAGAAAAAATTAAAGAGCGCATGATTCAATCTTGGACTCTGCGCTATCGTCCAGACTCAGGAGGCAGACGGCCTTTAATTCTTGATGGTGGATTAGAAATAGATAGTTACTCTACTACTAATTTTAAAGAATTAGATTTTCAGAACGCAATTTTAGAACATGAAAAAGTAATTCTAAAATCGTTAGGGGTGCCTCCAATACTTCTTGATTCTGGAAATAATGCAAATCTTCGTCCAAACATGAGATTGTACTATCTTGAAACAATCTTACCTATTGTACGAAAACTTAATTTTGCACTATCACGATACTTTGGATTTAATATTACAGAAAATGTAACTGATATTCCTGCACTGCAGCCCGAGCTTAGAGATGCTGCAGCTTACTATACAGCATTAGTAAATGGAGGAATTATAACAATTAACGAAGCTCGGGATCAATTAGGCTATGAAACAATAGAAGGACAAGATGAAATTCGAGTCCCTCAAAACATAGCAGGTAGCGCAGCAAATCCCGACGAAGGCGGAAGGCCCCCAGAATCAGAAGGAGACTAATATGGGAGTACGAAAGAATCATGCAGTTTTAGGAGCTCGTCAGCTCGCTGCCTACTTTAGAACTAAAGGCAAAGCACTTACTCTTCAAGAGTATCTTAATGCGGCGGATGCTCCTATTGCAACAACTTATTTAATGAAATGGTTTAAAAGTTACGATATGGCTTTAGATTGGGTTAGAAGAGTAGACCCCACAATTTTTGTGGATCTTGAATCTGCTGCTAAACCTGCACCAAAGGTTGCCCCAAAGCCTAAGCCCGCCCCAAAGGCAAAGGTAAAGAAGAATGACGAATAAAACATTTAACTTAACATCTACTTTTAAGAGCGAGCCACAAGAAGACGGCTCTATCATGGTTCGTGGAATGGCCAGCACAAATGCGTTTGATCGTGCTGGAGACTCAATTTCTTCAGAAGCATGGACTAAAGGGGGTCTTGGTAATTTTGAAAAGAACCCTATTATACTATTTAATCACGATTATAACCGACCGATTGGACGAGCAACAAAAGTTACTCCCACAGCGGACGGCTTGCACATGGAAGCAAAGATTAGTAAACATGCTGACTGTGCTAATTTAATCAAAGACGGTGTCCTTGGAGCGTTTTCTGTCGGTTTCAAAGTCAAGGATGCCGATTACCTTGAGGAAACCGATGGATTAATGATTAAGGACGCTGAGTTGTTTGAAGTATCTGTTGTTACAGTACCTTGCAATCAAGCAGCTACTTTTTCTTTGTCGAAGTCATTCGATTCTGAGCAGGATTATAAAGACTTCAAGAAAACTTTTAAAAGCGAGGAAGATTCCTCTTTAATGGAGACAGATATGTCGGAAGAAACAAAAACTCCCGAAATCGACCTAGACGCTTTTGCTAAGAAGGTAGAGGAAGAAACTGCTGCTAAGATTGCAATTCGTCAGGCCGAAGAAAAAGCCTCAGTAGAAGCTGAAGCAAAAGCTACTGCAGACGCCGAAGCTCAAAAGGCTGCCGATCAAGCAGATGCTGAAAAGGCTGCCGTAGAGCAGCAAGAAAAAGTCGAGAGCTCAATCCGTACTGGCATCGAGTCAGGCACTGAGAAGCTCGCAGAAGATCTGCGTAAAGAATTCCAAGCGGAGCAAGCTAACACCGCAGAAATTCTTGAAAAGTATAAAGCTGAGCTGGAAGAAAAGTCAGTTGAACTTGAAGCTATGCATAACAGCAAGCGTCAGTTCTCTGATCGTTCTCAGCCGGGCGACCTTTCAGCAGGTGGCCGCGAAATCCTTGAAGCAAAAATTCTTGGTAACTTGACTCGTAAGGGTTGGGAAACTGATTTTGCCCAAGGCGTAATTAACAAGTATGGTGTAGGTGTTGCTTCTGCAAGTAACATTGCTCCTCTTCTTGATATTGAAACTGCCACTCAATTTGAGCGGGAGCTTCTTCTTGAGTTGAAGGTTGCTAGTGCTTTCCGTGAAATTGCAGTAAATAGCACTAAGACTGTACTGCCCTTGATGCCTGACTCTGTAACAGCTACCTTCGGTAGTGGTTCTGAGGCAGATGAAACTAACTCTCCTGCAACCCTCCAGGGTAATGCAAATGGTACTGCACAAGGTGGAGCTACTTTCAATGCGCTGCAGAAGACTATTACTGCTGCTCGTATGACTTCTACGTCATACATCACGAATGATACCGAAGAAAGCACTCTTGTTGCCCTTCTTCCTATGATTCGTGAAGGCATGGTTCGTGCACACGCTCGTGCTATGGACAAGATGTGTATTTCTGGTCACTCAGGTGCTGCAGGTCAAGCTGGTACTGGTTTGATTGGTGCATTTGGTACTTTCAGTAACTCACTGCTTGTTACTGGTACTGCTACTGCTGGTCTCACTCAATCTGGTGCTGGTGCAGACTCACTGATTGGTCAAGACATTCTTCGTATGCGTTCAACTATGAAGAAGTATGGCTTGAACCCTGCAGATCTTATGCTCGTTGTTTCTTACACTGCATACAATGATCTGCTCTCAGACATCAACTTCCAAGACGTAACGGAAGTTGGCAGCGATCTCGCTATCAAGCGAACTGGTGTTGTAGGTTCAATCTTTGCAATTCCAGTAGTCGTAGCTGATGATGCAGCTCTTGCAGTCGATAAGACTGTGAACCCTGCAACTGAGCCTTGCGCAATCCTTGTAAATGTTCCCAACTACATTATTCCTCGAATGAAGGGCGTAAGCCTGGAAACCGAGTACCAAGTTGGTAACCAGCGTACAGCAATCGTTGCTAGCCAATCTGTTGGCTTCGAAGAGCTCTTCGCAGGTGATGCCGCCACTGTCGGTCTGCCTGTCGCAATGTGCCGATACGCTAACAGCTAATAGCTAAGCTATTAAACTGGGGTGGTTCGCCACCCCAAGTTTTTACTAATTGACTTATGGCAAATCTTATAACTTTAAAGCAGTTTAAAGACGCAGAAGGCATCCAAAGCCCAAAGGATGACTATAAGATTACTCGCATTATTGATTCTGTGAGTGAATTAGTAAAAACTTATTGTGCAAACACTTTTGTAGACTTCTACTCTACAAATAAAGTAGAAGTTTTTAGCATGAATTGGGACAGTTATATTGTTCAATTAACAGAAAGCCCTGTGAATACTATTGTTTCTGTAGAAACTAGAGATCAACCAACTTTTGCATATACTATTTTGCCCACTGATAAGTGGTACTTAGAAACAGCAACAGATTCTGTAGTTTCTATTAATGGTACTGCTTTTTCTAATTGGCCTCGAGGAGTTGGATCGGTAAAAATTACATATACTGCTGGGTATTCTTCCACTCCGTTAGATTTACAAATAGCAGTTATTGATTTAATTAACTACTATTTCAAAGATGAACATAAGACACGACGAACACTCTCCGGAGCAACAATGGAAAATGCTCCTAGTGGAGAAGGCAGAGGATTCCCCGATCATATTAAGAGAGTCTTGGATATGTACAAAAATTTCTAATGGCAAAAAAAGATTTAGAAAAGTTAGCTGATGAACTCTTAGATCAACTTAAAAAAGATAATAGAGCATTCAGAGAACAAGTATCAGATACTAGAACTCACTATCTCGCCTGCAGTGTGAAAAGCGTAAACAGACAAGTTATTCGCCAGTTAAAGAAAAGAACTTTTATTAAAGAAAAAATACCTGAAAGTATAAAAAAGATTATAAGAGAAGAAGTTCCTAAATTAGTTACAGAGCTTCACTCTACTTTAACAGATACCCCCTCAATTAAAGTAACTTTTCAAGCAGCATCAACTTCTGTGGATTTTGTTGCAATAATTGAACAAAGGAATACCGGAGGCTCCGTCTCAATTTATAACTATTTAAAGAAAAAGAAAGGAGATGCGCAAAAGCCTCTAGCGGAAGCACTAGATAAAGAGATTAAAAATTTAAATAGTCCCGATAAAGAAAGAGAAGGAACTTTTTCAAAGCCAAAGCCCGGAAAAGCAGGTAGAAAGGATAAGCCGTATAAATTTAATCCAAAAGCAGTATTATTAGATGTAGGACACATGGAAGGCGGAGCAATCGCAGAAGAAAGAGCTCGAGCTTTTAATGATGTTCTTTTTCAATTTGATAATCAAAAGGCCGATAGTTTTGCAAGAGTTCATTTAAAGAAAATATTAAAAAAATACGGTATTAAAATAGTAAAGATACCGGTTGAAAACGAAAAAGGCGATCTAATTCATGAAGTTCGAGTAGAATTAGAAGCAACAAGTGTAAACGCATCAAAAGCAACGCTAGAAAAATCAGGTAGCATACAAAAAGCACTAGAGGAAATTGTAGATAGAACAGACTGGCCAAATCAAGAAGGATCAGACTCTCCTATAGAAATTGTAGCTAAAAAGTCACTAAACTTATTTGCTCCAGAAGACGGAAAAACACGAAAATCTACTCGATCTAATTTTAAAAGACAAAAAATTAAAAATAAACCAGTTACTGCAAGAAGCAGAACTCGTGAAAGAAAAATTAATAACGTAAAACCTTTTGTGGATAAATCAACAGTAGCAATGGGAGCAAAAAGCTCTCAAGGTGCACGAAGAAGAGCCGGAGTCAAAAGTTCAAGTGTACACTTACAAAAGCTTTTAGGTGTTTTAAATTCTCAGCTTCCTTCAATAGTAGCAGGGAACATGGGGCCGCCAAGACTATCAAATGTATCTGGTCGTTTTTCAAGATCCGTAAGAGCAACAGAGATTACGAGAACTCAAGGTGGCTTTCCTAGTATTGGGTATACTTATCAAAAAAGACCCTACGACACATTTGAGGTTGGAGGTACACAAGGCTCGCCGGACTATGATCCTAGAAAATTGATAGATATGTCAATCCGGGAAGTAGCAGCAAGTTTTGCAATAGGAAGATTCTATACTAGGAGAGTATAATGGCGGCAAGAACATATACAACACGTAGGTCCGCTATCGTAGATGCACTAGTTGTAGAATTAAAGAAAATAAATCAAACCGGAGCATTTTTAAGTGATGTATATGATAATGTACATCCGCGCTTAAAGTTCTGGGATGAAGTAGATACTTTTCCTGCAATACACTTAAATGCAGGATCAGAAACAAGAGAATATCAAGGTGGTGGATACAAAGATAGGTTTTTAAACATTACTATCCGCTGTTATGTAAAAGAAACGGATGCTGTTACTGCTTTAGACCAGCTTTTGGAAGATGTAGAAACTGTGGTAGAGAGCAATGGCAGATTAGCTTATATTGATAGGCAAGGAGTAACACAAACAACTCACGATATTATTATTCTCAGTATTGATACTGATGAAGGAGTTCTTGAACCTTTTGGTGTAGCGGAGATGCAGCTTCAGGTTCAATACTAGAAACGGCAGGCAGGAGCAAAGGCTCACGTCCTAGCCCTTTCAATCTCTAGGAGACATGCTATGGCAGAACAATTATATTTTAGCAGAGACTCGAAACTTTACATCGAATTTGATGATCAATTATGGGAAATTCCCGTACTAGATGGTTTCAGTTTCTCACAGTCTACCAATCAGTCGGAAATTTCTCTTTCAGAAATGCAAGGTTTCGACGGATTGAGCCGACGAGGTAATAGGGTATTTACAGACTCTCTGGCACCCGCAGAGTGGTCCTTTAGTACTTATGTTCGACCTTATACGAACAACACAACTAACGAACACCATGCAGTAGAAGAAGCTCTCTGGGCAGTAATGGCTGGAGCAGATAAGCATATTATTTCTAGCGCAGGCGGTGGTTTAGTCGAAGGTGCAGGAGGCAGCAATACTACTGTCGCTGCAGCTTCAAGCATCAGTGGAGCTACTGCAGGCACCTATACTATTAATAGCGGTATGGCAGGCCTTACATATAGTGGAGGCTCTGCCCCCAATCCTCAAGGTTGGGAAGTAGATATTGTAATGACCGCAAGTGCTGTAGGAGCAGTTACAGTAATTTCTGGCGGCGCAAGCTGGACAGCAAATGAAACCGTTACTATTCCGTCCGCTCTTATTGGTGGAGGAGGTAATGTAGTTCTTACCGCAGATGCAGTAACTAACACAGCAGGTGCAAGTTTTTATAGAAGTGTAAACTCAGATAAAAACTCTACTTTTGGTCCTGCAGTAATGGAACCTTCTTCTACTACAGTTGGATCTCTTATTAACTTTGGCCAGTCTAACCGAGCGGTACTTGCAACTTGTAATCTTTACTTTGTAATGGAAACAAGTACTTCAAACCCAATGGTTTATAAGCTCGAAGCAGCAGCATTTAACGAAGCCTCCATTGATTTTGAGGTAGATGGTATTGCAACTATTAACTGGTCTGGGTTTGCAAAGCAGGTTATTGACCTTCAGTCAAAAGGTTTTGTACAAGTAGTAAATACAAGTACAAAAACTGCTTCAGGCGTATTCGGAGCGGCTACTGCTCTCAAGCATAAGGGAGTAGCTCTAAACTCTGCGGACGGCTTTCGGCTATATCTAGGAAACGATGGAGATGGCGGTGAAGTTGCTGCACCCGCATCTGGCGCTACAGCAGCGACAGAAGCAGTAGAGTCTTTTGACAAGGGTGTAACTGCAACAACTACCTTTATTCGAAATCGTTTGACTCAGCTTCTTTGTGTTACTGCTGACACAAATGAATTCCCTTCTGGCTCTTACAATCTTACGTTGACAGGTGGAAATGTTACTATTTCAAATAATATTTCATACTTGGTGCCAGAAGAGCTAGGTTCTGTAAACGTTCCAATTGAGCACGTAACAGGTGGTCGTACAGCGAATGGAAGCTTTACTTGTTACTTGACCCTCGATACCGATTCAGGTAATAATGGAACTTCTGTAGAACTGTTTAATGATATGACAACTACAGGTGGCGGCTTGGATAAAGTTGTAAACGACTTTGATGTAACTTTCCAAATTGGTGGTAATGTTGCAGGAACTCCAAGACTTGATGTTAAAATTCCTAAGTGTCACATTGACGTACCAACTCACTCTATTGAAGATGTTATTTCAGTTGAGACTAACTTTGGTGCATATACTACGGACTTTAACGTGGCTAATGAAGTTCAGTTGGCTTACCATGGAGACACCGCTAATAAGCTGTAAAGTTATACTTTTGACAAAAACCCGCTTCGGCGGGTTTTTCTTTTATCCTTTCAAAAAAAGTTCTTGACTTTTTAGCTCTCCTCCCTTATAATTACAAAATATAAATTTATTTAAAAAGGAACCAAAAAATGTCCGATTCACCAGTATCGCTCGCCAGTCTTATGACTGCAAGTAAAACCGTAGCTATTGATTTTCCTGGCTATAATGGCACACAAGTCTCTCTCTGCTATCTAGCTAGAGAAGAGCTGCTAAAACTTCGAAAACGTTGTGTTACCACAAAGTTTGACAAGAAAACTCGCCAGCCAGAAGAATCTTTAGACGAAGAAAAATTTATTGTAGAATACTGTAAAGCTGTTATTAAAGGATGGTCAGGCTTAAAATATCGTTACCTAGAAGAGCTTCTTTTGGTAGATGTAGGAGACCTTGACCCCGAGGACACGCTTCCATATACACAAGACAATGCCGAGCTTTTGATGAAAAACTCAAATGTATTTGACAGTTGGGTTACGGAGGCCGTAGGAGATCTTGAAAATTTTACTGGGAACAAATCGCCCGAATAGAGTCTTTACTAGAAAGATTTATTCGGGAAGCAGATTCTAAACTAGATGTTGAAAAATATTTAGCTGTCTGTGAACAATTAGGGCAAGAACCTGATCCCTCCAAAATGCCGCTCAACCCTTCTGATTTTCCAGAAGAGGTTCAAGTGGCATTTTTTATGTTTAGCCTTCTCCCGGAACACTGGGAAGGAATGAGTGGAACATATATGGGAAAGTATTGGGACGGAATAGAATACTTTTTTAACTTGTATGAAGTAGACGATAGAAAAACAATACTTTATATAATGAAACTTTACGAAAGTAAACTAGTAAACTACAGAGCAGAACAAGCAGAAATAAAACGTAAAAACGAAGCACGAAAAGCAAAAAGCGGTGGAAAACATTACACCCATAATGTAAAAGGCTAATGGCGAAAAAAATTCAAATTGATATTGAAGTCAACGGCAAAATGCAGAAAGTTACAATGTCTGCAAAAAAGCTACGCAAACAGTTAGATGCAATAGATAATGCACAAACTGATGTATCTAAATCATCTCGTGATACTAGTCGAAACATGCAGGGACTAAGTAAGCGAACTTCAAATACTACAAAAGAATTTTCAAAAATGCAACAAGGAATGGGAGGCATTGTAGGTGTATATGCTACAATTGCTGCCCAGGTCTTTGCTGTATCTGCCGCTTTTCAATTCTTAAAAGATGCAAGTGACGTATCGAATCTAATTGCTGGTCAAAAAGCTCTTGGCGCTGTAACAGGCGTAGCTTATCAAACTATAACACAATCTGTAAGAGATGCAACATTGGGGCAGCTTTCATTTGCAGAAGCATCTAGAGCTACTGCAATTGGTATGGCTTCTGGTCTAAGTCCAACACAGCTCGAAGGATTGGCAAAAGCAGCAAAAAATGCTTCAATAACTTTGGGACGAGATCTTACAGACTCCTTTAACCGTTTGGTGCGAGGTACTACAAAAGCAGAGCCAGAACTGCTGGATGAATTAGGTATTGTTCTTAGATTGGACACTGCTTTAGGCAAATACGCAGACTCAATAGGCGTAGCTGTAAACGAGCTGTCTGCCTTCCAAAGAAGCCAAGCTGTAGCAAATGAAGTATTGTCACAGGCAGAAGATAAGTTTGGCGCCGTCGAAGAAATATTAGATCCTTCGGTTGCTTCCTTGAATAGATTTATAAATAGTTTTGACAATCTTATTAATACACTAAAAGTAGGTCTTATTGATAATTTAAGACCTGTTTTCGATTTTTTATCTGAGAATACTGCAGCTCTTGTAGGTGCTTTGACTCTTTTTGCATTGCCTATATTAAGAACAATACTTCCAAACTTTAAAGCATGGGAAGAGACAGCTACAAAAACATTTGATAACCAGCAAAAGGGATTAAAAGAATTAAATGATCAAATAAAATCATATGAAATTGATCTGAAAAAAGCATCAAAGACCCAACAAGATTTCGAAAGAGAAACCGCTGCAGCAGCAACAAGAGCAGTTAAAGAGTCTAAAACCAAAATGACTAGAGGCGAGCAAAGCGGTATGATGTTCCTTACTGGCCAAGGAAAACAAGACCGAGTAGCTGCTGCAAATGCAAAGAAAATTCTTGATAATGCAGAGGCACAACTCAAGTTAAGTGCGGATAAAAGAACAAGTATTTTAAGAAAGATGAATGCTCAGCAGCTTACTGACATGAGGGCTTCTTATAACTTAAGAATGGCCATCATAGAAGAGCAAAATATTGGACTACTTACTGAAGCAGAAAAAATAGAACTGATGGAGAAGAAAAAAGAAGCAGAGACTAAAGCAAGATCTGGGCGCATGGGTAGGTTTATGACTACCGCAGCAAAAAATATTGCCAGAGGAATAAATGCTGCATTTATGGCGGCAGGTATCCTGGGTCTTATCTCAATGGTTTTTTCACTTGGACAAGAGCTTTATAATGCTCTTTTTCCTGCTTCAGAGGAAATGAAAAGATTGCAATCTGAGCTCGACTCGACAACAGATAAGTTTGAAACTTTAGCGTCTGAAATTGATCGTATGGGGGATGCTCTGCGTTCTGACAAAGTCAATTTAATAGATAAAGTTGTAATATTAGGTAATGCTGCAAATTCTGCAGACTTAAAAGCTTTGATAGACGATTTCACAATGCTAGAGGCTGCCAGTAAAGGTACCGATGCAAATACGGCAGCAACAACAGAAGCATTTAACTCTTTGCTAAGTGAAATATCTGAACTATCTCCTGAGTTGGGAAGATTATCAAAAGCATATGCAGAAGGAGGGGACACTCAAGAAGAGGCAGGTAAAAAACTAAAAAATTATACCGAAAAGTTAATTGAGTCAGGTCAAGCAGTAAAAACACTTCCAGCAGCAACAGAAGCGGTAACACGAGAAATCACTAAACTTGCAGAAGCTACTCAAGAGGTAACTTCAATATCTGCTCTTGGAAGAGCTACACAAGCTCAAGCAGAAAAAAGTGCAGCCATTGTAGCAGGTGCAGAAGCAGCCCTCGGGATAGAAAAAGAACTACTAACTGCAGACCGAGAAAGATTAGCTGTTTTGCAGAAAAAAGCGAAAGCAGGACAAGTAGGAAGAAGGGGCCAGCAGCAGCGTAGGGGCGCTAAAGCTGCCTCTGCGGCTTTACAGACAGAAATTGCAGCTCTCGAAGCTGCAATTAAAAAAGATGGCAGACGTTTAGAGGCGCAACAAGCCAGGAATGACGAAATACAAGCGTTTAATACATTAATTCAAGAATCTATTGCAACTGAGAAAGAAGCATTTGATAAGGCAAATACAAAACAATTAAAATCGAATTCGTTAAGAAATGCAGGTTTAACTTTACAAGGTAAGCTAAACAATGTTACTGCAGGCGTACTGGCATCAGAAGTAAAAAGAGACAAAATACTTGCTTCACAGAGAGTAACACAAGAAGCCTTAAACCGAGCCGTAGCAGATACCGAGAACGATTTAGCACAGCAATCAATACCAAGATTACAACGACAGTTAGAGTTAGATAAACTTGCAACTTCAGAAGCAAACACTCAATTAAAAATTGAACAAGATAACGCTGCTTTACAACGAGCACTCTTGCCTATTCAAGAAAAGCAGTTTGCACTGTCTGCTGATACAGCATTAGTCAGTGCACAACAACAAATTAATAAGCAGCTTCAAGATGAAATAAAAGCGCGATCGCAAATCTTAGATCTCGTACTAGATCAAGAAAAGAAATCTTTTGAATTAGAAGCAAGAATAAAAAAGCAAGAAAATCCCTTCTTTAACGAAGAAAGATTTTTAGCAGAAAAAAATCTTGCATTTGCACAAAAAATGGCAGTAGAAAAAGGAAAAATTCTTGATCAAGAAAAAAACGCACAGCTTGCTGCCATTGATCTAGAAGAAGAAATGTTAAAGATGCAACGAGAAGGAGTAGCGCTTCAGCTAGAGCTATTAGCTGCTCAAATAGAATTTGCGAATGAAAATGGTAAGTATGACGATTTGCTAGGAAGAGTAAGTGATCAAATAGGAAAAACTAGAGCATCAGCCGCAAACATTTCACTAGATTTTAAAAGAGACTTAGTCGAAGCAAAAACTGCAGCAGAACAAACTAATTTACAAAATGCAATAACAGATGCAGAACTAACCCTAAAAGCATTAGACCCAATACAACAAGTAATGGAAGCATCTGCGGACGCATTTAGAACCGGACTTACTGACGGCATAAATGGAGCTTTCACTGCTTTGGCAGACGGCACAAAAACTGTTGGAGAAGCTCTTAAAGATGCAGCAAAGTCTATGTTGCAAACAATTCAAAAAGAAATTACACAGAGAATGATAGTAGATCCATTAATTGATGGATTGCTTGGGGAAGATAAGAATGGCCCAACTGCCGTTGCAGCCGCTCATACAAATGGAGCTACAGCAATTGCAAGTGCTATTAGCACAGCCAGTTCTACAGCTACTAGTAATCAAAAGCAGGCACTAAATACTGCGAACAATAATATGAAAACTACTTTCTCTACAGGGGCAACTCAGCTTAAAACTGCTATAATAGAAGCATTAAATAGTGGAATACATTTAAAGTGCTGCGGTGATGAGTCTACTCCGCCTCCTCCCGATCCTACTTCTATAGCAGAAAATCCAAGCCAAGCAGTAAATGAAGCTTTAGGAGGAGGTGTTGGCGCTCAAGGCCCCGGTGCTGTAACAACTGAAAGCTCTGGAGGAGGTGCTCAAATTGTAAAGGCATCTGATCCTGCAGGCCCAATGGAAGAAGTAGTTGTAAGAGCTCCTGCTATAAAAGGATTGAAAGGTTCGTTTAATAATTTTCTTGGCTCTTTTGGAGATATATTTGATAAGAATGCTGAGGGCGGATTTATGGAAAAATTAGGTATTGCATTTGAAAGCGGAGGAGGTTTATTCTCGTCTTTATTTGACTCTTTACCAAATATGTTTTCAAATATCTTTGGAGCTCTTACAGGAGGAGGAGGAGGCGGCTTCGGTGGCATGCTCGGCTCCGCAATTGGTAGTATGTTTGGCCCTATTGGGGGTGCAGTAGGAGGAGCCCTGGGCGGACTATTAGGTTTTGCAGATGGAGGATACACGAAAAAGATTAGCGGATATTCTGCAGGAGGAATAGCAAAAGGACCGCGAAGCGGATACCCTGCGATGCTGCATGGAAATGAAGCTGTAGTTCCTTTGCCTGATGGAAAAACTATACCGGTTGCTATGCAGGGCGGCGGTGGACAACAAAATAATGTTACTGTAAATGTAAGTATTGATAATCAAGGAAATGCTCAATCTAGTACTTCAGCTAGTTCTCAAGAGGGGGCTAATGTTGGTAATCTCGTCGCAGCCGCAGTACAAAAAGAATTACAAAATCAAAAAAGATCGGGCGGAATACTTAATCCGTACGGAGTAGCATAATGTCAAGAGCATTTGGATTTAACATAGATAAGCCTCAAGGAACTGTAGGGATTCCAGGAAGACTTCTTACAGACTTGACAGCAAAATACCCTCAGCTGGATACGAGTACCCCGGATTCCGAAGGGTATCATACTATACTGGAAAAGCTATATCCCAGCGGTATCTCTAGTCGAGAAATAACTTTTGACAGAGGATTTTCAAGAGAATCAACTCATAGAGTTCTTACTGCAAGTTTTGGAGATGGCTATCAGCAAAGAGTTAGAGACGGTATAAACACAAAAGTTGATAAGTTTAGCGTAACTTTATCAAATAGAATTTGGCAAGAAATTGCATTAATTTCTTCATTTTTTGATGTAATTCATCCTCAAAGCTTTCAAATAAATATGGAAAGAGAAAACTTTAAAGTTGTACTTGACACCTATTCTGTAATGGTTGGCCACGATGATGTACAGTCAATTAGTGCAGACCTCTCAAGAGTATATGAAGCATGAGCCAGAATATAATTGCAAAAGAAGCACAAGCATTACAACTTGCCTCTGACGAGGCTATTGTAAGTTTATTTGAGTTTTCTGGATTTGGTACTGTTTTATATTTTCATGCAGAAAATACGCATGAAGATATTTATTGGAATACTAATGCATATGAAGCTTTTCCTATGATCGTAGAGGGCATTGAAAAACACGCAGATGGAGCCTCTGCTAGGCCCACATTAATAATGCCAAATGTTGAAAGTTTATTTAAGTCAGGTTCAAAATTTGATACAGATGGAGTAGCAAATCAAAATTCTTTTCTCGCAGAAGATTTATTAGGTAAAAGAATAACAATTAGAAAAACACTTTCTAAATATGTTAGCCAAGGAACAAATACGAATCAAAGTCCTTTTGAATTTCCAAAAGCCGAATATGTAATTGATAGAATTGCACAAAAGACTGCGCTTTCTTTGACATTAGAACTAGCAAGCCCATTTGAATTAGTAAATGTTAAAGTTCCTAGTAGAGTTGTAACTGGAAAATATTGCCCTTGGGTGTATAAAGGATGGACTCTTGGGAATACTGATGTAAGAAGTGCATGCCACTGGAGTACGAAAGTAAGTGGATTAGATGTAAATGGGAATGAAGTAACAGATATACACTTATTTTTTACAATAGACGACGAACCTTTGGTGCATGAAAATGTAATATCTTCTACAAATTTGTCTGCTTGGAATGCAAACACCACATACTCACTAGATTCAGTTATTACTCATGATAATCTTAAATGGCAGTCTTTTTCTGATGACAATGTAGGTAATACGCCGAGTGACAACAGCGCTCACTGGAGAGTTGTAAGAACATATAGAACGTATAATGTTGCAACTCCTTATGAGACAAATTCTACAGATGGAAGAAAAAGTGATTATGCAGTAGAATTAATAAATAATAATGTTCCTGTTGTTTTTCGATGTGTAAGAGATCACACTAATAAACAACCTTCACAAAATCCCGGGTTCTGGGTACAAGCAGATGTTTGTGGAAAGCTATTGTCTTCTTGTAAAGCTCGTTACCAAGCTACAAATATTTCTAGTGGAGGAGGTAACAACGGAGCTAGTATTCTAGCGTTTACTACTATAGGAACGAGCCCAGGTATAAAACACGGAATGGCTACAGCAAAATTTAATACAGCAATAACTTTACCTTTTGGAGGGTTCCCTGGAACTCGAAGCTTTAGATGATTCAAGACTTTATACATGAAATAGAATCTCATTTTTTTAGAGAATACCCAAAAGAAGCTTGTGGAGTTTTAGCAGTACAAAAAGGAAAAGCTAAATGGATTCCTTGTACAAATATAGCTGAAGACGATGATGATTTTTTATTTGACTCAAAAGAGTATCTTAAAATTTCTTTAACTTCCGATATTATAGGAATTGTACATAATCACCCAGATGCGAGTCCAGAGCCAAGTGATTTTGATATTAAAAACTGCAATGCGCTAGGAGTACCTTACTATATATTTTCTTACCCAGAAATGGATCTTAATGTTCTTACCCCCGAAAAGAATGTAACAGAGCTATATGGTAGGGAGTATTCTTTTGGAGTTGCAGATTGTTTTGAAGCAATGAGGGATTATTTAAAAACACAAAATATAGAAATTCCTGCTAGAATTCCTTTTGAAGATAATTGGTTTAATAAAGATTTAGATTACTTTTGTCCTGATGTAATAAAAGAATGGGGAGGACAAGAAATTTCTTTAGACGAACTACAAAAAAATGATGTTCTTACGTTCTGTGTGCAATCAAATGTTGCAAATCATTGCGGAGTATATTTAGGGGCAGAATCTTTTTATCACCATGCAGTAGGACGACTCTCCTGCAGAGAAAATTTATATCCTTTCTGGATAAAGTATATAGACAGAGCATATAGATATGTTGCGTAACGCTTACTTACACGGAGAACTCGGGGATAAGTTTGTACCTCACTTTGAAATTGACTGTGATACTCCTGCGGACGTATTCAAGTGCTTAAAAGCAAATTATCCTGATTTTACAGACTACTTTATGCAAAAAGCAGATGAAGGTGTAGGATACCATATAGAAGTAGCAGGAGTAGAGCTAGAGTACGCTGAAGAATTATTGATGGATATAAAAGAAGGAGATATAATTATAACTCCTGTCCCAGCAGGCTCTAAAGGTGTAGGAAAAATTTTAGCCGCTATTGCTATTGTAGCTATTGCTATTTATGCTCCTTATTTATACTATGGAGGTACTGCAGGGCTTAGTGCAGCAATCTCTGCAACAGCAGCAGGAAATTTTGCAGCTGTAGCAAGTTTGGGCATGGCATTAGGTGGCACTTATACAATGATGGCAATTGGTTTTGCAGCTAATCTAGCAATAGCGGGTGTACAAGAAATGATGGCACCAGACCCCTCTGTAGATACACAATCAAACGATGAAGCCTACCTTTTTAATGGGGCACAACAAAATATTCAATCTGGAGATCCTGTCCCAGTGCTTTATGGTAGACTAAAAGTACCCGGACAGCCAATAAGTTTTGAAATAATTGGAGAGTCAGCGACTCAAGGATACGGAATAATGGGAGCGGACGGAGAAAGTGTCGGTGGCGCTACATATAGCGTTCTAAAAACTTCTAAAGACTTTAATTTTGTAAGATTTTCGGAGACATAAAATGGTAATGCCTTCAATAGATTGGAAGGGCCCTAACTGGGTAGCTCAAGGTAGTATAGAAGGAGCTTCCAGTACTGAGCAAGTAATTGGTATTACGGATATAATTTCAGAAGGGCCCATTGCAGGACTTGCAAAGGGAGGGGGGAGTATTTACTTAAATAATGACTCTCTATTTACTGATGAAGAAACTGTATTTGCGTCAACCGTAGGACTTACCGCTAGTTCTGACCATGCTTCTGGATCTGGGCCTAATATAGTTATAAATGATTTTGAGAAACAAAGTTTTAACTGGAGCCCTTCGCAAGACGAGTTAAATACTTTAACAAGATTTATTTGCATTCATAATTTTCGAGAGTTTGGTGATGGAGTCACCGGAGTCGGGGCCACAAATAGCACATTTAGTATTAACTCAAGCAGTGCTGCTGTAGGAGGCCACCAAGCATGGCAGCAACCTGCAGGATTTAATATAATAATTGACGGGGATTTTTCTTTATTTCCTGACGGAGCTATAGTAGACAAACATCATTTTACATTACAAAATATTCAGAATAATGATGGTCTTGTAACAATTAAAGATCCTTCTTCAGACAGAAAATTAACTGGATATGCTACTAATATTAATGGTAATAAAGATCAATTAACTGTTAAAGTATTGCTTCCAAATTTAGACAACCATCAATGGCTTAACGAAACAGATGCAAATGGAAACAATAAAATAATAATAAGTCTTTCTGTTTTTGTTAAAATTAGTTCAATTAATGGGAATGAGATTACTTTAACAGGACAAATTGGAATTTTTGAAAAATGTCGATTTAGTTTTACTAAGCCTCAGTATAAAGATGGTTCCTCTGCAAATTCTTATAATCGTAAAGTACGATCCTCTACCTTTCAATTTGTTCCCGGAACAAAAGACCAACAGCCTTTAAAAACTCTAGCGGATAGCCCGGGGTCAAGTACTGTAGCGCTTCCAGGACTGCCATCGCTAGAACTAGGAGTAGTGCAAACTATAACACATACCGGAGCTCAAGCGGGAGAAATCGACGAAATACAGCTTCTCTTTAGGTATAATAGCGGATTATACACAATAAATACTGAAAGCGGAGATAAAGAAAATGCAGGCGCAGGATATGTAATTAAACTAGAAACTCAGGGCTCTGTTAATGCTCAGGGGGTTATTTCTTGGGACGATCAAGGATTCCTTGATGGCAATATGACAATGACCACAGGAGAGTATAGTTTAGCAAATCAATTAATAAATGGGTATGATGGGGTTAGCGGAGGAGACTCAGGCTCTCCTGTGACTTTAGGAGGGCCTGAAAATTCAAGTTCAGGAGTAAAATTTGATGGCCCATCAGGACCAAATACAAATTTGTTACTAGAAGGTACTCCTATTTTTGGACATGGAGGAAAACATGTTGGCCCTGTAAGTTTTACACATACAATAAATTTAGAGCCCTTTCAGCCTTTTAGCGGTTTTAGACTAAAAGTTTGCAGAATTACAGCGAGTCAAAATACTACAGACGATGCTTTTGGTCGTGCACATACTTGGGGAAATCGAGACTCAAGAACAAAGCTAGGATATAGAGGCTCAGACGTAGATAAGTGGCAGGCTATTCAAGCAGGTGGAATTAGTGGTGCTTTTGGAATCATAAAAGAAAAACTTAATTTTCCTTATACGGCTTTAGCAAATGTAACTTTTAGTAGCAGACAGTTTGATAGTGTTCCTACTCGAATGTATGACTGTTTTGGCATGCTCGTAAAAGTGCCGTCAAATTATACCACACGAGAAGAAACTGGATTGGTAGTAACTCCTGCTCCAGGAACTTTAGAAAAAGTTGGAAGTCTACCTTCGCCTCATAGATTATATAGCGGACTTTTTACAGGTCAATTTCGAGAAGAAAAAGTATGGACAGATAATCCTGCATGGATTTTTTACGATATTCTTACAAACAATAGATATGGAGTTGGAGAATTTGTACAAACTTCAGATATTGATATTTATTCTTTATATAAGATTGCACGGTATTGTGATGAGCTTGTTTCTGACGGAAAAGGAGGAGTAGAGCCTCGGTTTAGGGCAAACTTATATATTCAAAAAGCTACCGATGTTTACAAAGTACTAAAAGATATGGCTACCATTTTTAGAGGTATGCTTTATTGGATGGATGGCCAACTTACTCCTGTAATTGACGAAGCAAAAGCTCCTACATATACTTTTAATAGATCCAATGTAGTAGATGGAGCTTTTAGCTATGAGCAAACAGGTACTAAAACAAGAACAAATCAAGTTGTAGTTCAATGGAATAATCCGGAGAACGACTATAAATTAGAACCTCTATTTGTAGAAGATAGAGAAAATATCATCAAAACAGGACAAATTGTAAAATCAGAATCTGTAGCATTTGGCTGTACCTCAGAAGGACAAGCTATTCGCTATGGGAGGTGGAAACTATGGACTGCACTCAATCAAACAGAAATAGTTTCTTTTAAAAGCGCATTAAATGCAGCTTTTATTGCTCCTGGCGATATTGTAAATATTCAAGATAATCATGACTATGGCTTTGCTTTTGGAGGCAGAATTTCTAATGCAAGTTATTCTTCCGGAAATACCACTATAACTCTTGATCGAGATATTTCTGTAGATCCAGAGTCGGGAAGCCATACAAATATAGGAAGTGCAGGGACTTATACTCTTGCACTTTTGGTAGCAGAAAGAAAAGTTGTTGCAGCAAAAGACTGTAAAATTTGGGATAGTAGTACTACTCCAGCAGCATATAAAAATTTCAAGAAAGGAGACGTTGTAACTAAATGGTGGAATGGCACTACTCAAATAGAAGTCGATCAACCTAGTGGTTGGAGCAATGATCAATTTGAACAGTATACAGCAGATTCTTGGACTGCTCCGACTAATGTACCTGCTGGCGAAGACGAGCCAGTTCCTTTACATTTAGAATACGCAGACGCACATAGAATACAAGATGTAACTTGCACAGCAAATGATCCTAACGGAAATGTTTTAACAATACAAAATCCTGCTGGTGTTCCTGTATTTGGAAGCCAAGCAGAGGCAGATAGAGTTGTTCAAGGGGGTATTTGGGCTCTCAAAGATGAGAATGAAACAACAGCTTCTTATAAAACATATAAAGTTTTAAATATTGTTCATGAAGATGACAATAGTTATGCAATTACTGCAGTAGAATATTTTGATACAAAATTTGATATAATTGAAACAAACTTTACTACTGCTGTTCCTGACCCTTTATTCCCAGTCGAAGATCCTGATAGCGTCTTGCCCGCGCCTAGAGGTCTTCGAGTATTTCGTTCTCCTCGAGCTGCAGACCCGGGAGAAGAGCTAGTTATAAAATGGGAGCCCCCTGCGGGGGAGTATGCAGAAACTGTATCAGGATATTCTATCTCTTGTAACATTCCAGGAATATTAGAAGAAGAAACCACAGCAGAAACCTATAAAGAATTTAGTAAAGTTCCTGATGGAAAATATACTGTTTCTATACAAGCGTATTCTGCAACAGGCAAAAAATCTCGACCTACTTCAATTACTTTTTTTGTATATGATGTATATGGAGGAACAGCAGAAAGATATAAGTACATTTTAAAAGGGGGAAAGGTTAGCGCACCCTCGGTAGTTACTAATGATCTGACATCAACTCCCATAAATCAAAAATTTAGATTTGAACAAGATCCTTTATATATTCTCTCTAATAATGACACTTCCTCTACCGGTACCGGAAAAGAACTTAATATAGGGGGTACTGGACTCGACTATAGTATATTAGGAAATTTTACCGGCTCCACTTGGTTCGGTGAGGCGCAGACTGACAAAACTGAAGCGTATGTATTTCTACGTAATTATAAAACAACACCTAATCTTCGACTAATAAATTATGTGCAAGACAGTGCCTTAGGACTAGATTATTGGTATGATCAATCTTTAGCCACCCAAAAACATTATAACGATAATGAAGTTTTTAATCATTTTCCTGGTAGTCCTGATATATGGGATCAGCAAAATGGGAAAGTCACACTAGAAAGCGGGTCTCCTAAAGTTACAGGAGCAGGCACCACCTGTAATTTCTTGACTGCATACTCTCCCACAAATGTAATAAAATTCAATGATGGCATGGCGGCAAAAGTAGCCTATGTAGAAGATGATAGATGCCTATATATTGATAGAGTATTTACTTTTAAAACTCATTCAATAACTTCTGCGGAGGTTCTAACAAGTGGAAATGTCGGAAATGTTAAGTATATAGCACCGGGACATGATTTTGTTGTAGGAGATTATGTAACCATTGAAGGCATGAGCAACTCTGATTTTAACTCAGATCAGACAACTCATCATTCAAAGTTTAAAATCGTTGCAGTACAGCATAACCAATATAATGATGCAGGAAGTTTAACAACTAATGGCTACTTTGAAACGCGACCACGACTTGGTTCTAATGGCCAGTCTCTTACTGGGTCTTCAGCAGTAAATACAGGCGCTAACGCAACTACTGCTATTGGAAATGGAAAAACTGGAAACGATGCTGTTTATTCAAACCACTTTAAGGATGAACTAAGTGTAGATTATTCTCGAGATTTTTTAATAGGAATAATTACTAACACAGGCTCATTCACTAATTACTGTACTTTAGACCCGGATATTGGCAGGCCAAGAGCAGTTGTTCTTGACTCTAATTTTTCTACTCTTAACTATAATACTGTAGGAGCTAGTGGAGGAACTATAACCAATGAATTGCAAAGTCCTTACACAGATCTTACTTTAACTGGTGTAGCAATTGGTTTTGAAGCCCCTCAATTTAAAGTAACAGGGAACTTTTTACCAAATTCAACGTATAGTGAAGATACTGCATTTGCTGATGTTACTAATTTTGCCACCGGACAATTTACGAAACAAATAGCAGGTGCTTCTTCAGATTCAGATGAAGTACCCGCATTTTCTTCTCTCCCTTTAGAATTTTCAGTAATTGTTCGTGAAAAATTTGATCCTGATAATGCGGCGAAGCAAGTAACTCAAACAATTAAAATTTTTGGTGTAAAGGATGGAGCTTCTGGCACAGAAGGCAGAACTGTATCTATTTTAGGAGATGATAGCTCAGTAAGATACGATAGTTCAAATGCAAATCCGGACCCAAGCTCAATAGTATTTACTGCTACTGCTTTTAATTTTCCTGCTCCGACAACTGACGATGACGGAGCCTACATTAGATTTAAAGATCATAATGGAAATATTTTACAAGATTGGACAGCCATAAATACTGATGGAGTAGCTACCTATACTTTAAACTCGAGCTCATCAATAGTAATTAATGGAACAGCCACAAATCTTGGATACGGAGACGGACGACCCTCCGGCACAGATTTTAGACCAAAATATGTAGAAGCAGAAGCGTCTCTTGATATAAATCCACGAGTTGTTTCCGCAACTGATAGTACTCCTATTCTTTACATAACAGATAATTCAACTGGGCTAAATGTAAACTTTCCAAATAATACTTACCCAATCGACTCTGCAAGTGATGGGACTATTTCAACCTCTACTCTTTCCGGCTCTGGTGGTACAATGGAAGTATTCATAGGAAACCAAGTAGGAAAGTATGTAGGTACAAATGATGGTACAGCAAATAAAAATAATAGTGCTATTAATTTAAATCCTGGTGAGTGGTATATTTCGAACGTACAATCTTCTGATTCCGATTTAACAGCAGGTAATATTTCATATGGGGGAGGAACAAATGGTAATCAAATTATTACTATTGCTGATGCTAGTTTTAATACTGGTGGAAATGGTCTTAACAATTCCGAAACAATCACTTGGACCATAACCGGCGCGGATTCTGCCTCAACGACTCTCACTACTAACGTTCAACAATCTTTGTTCAAAAACAAACCCGGAATAAATGCTACCCCAGCTTCGCCCGGAGAGGATGCTTATAATGTAGCAGGCACAAATTCTTCTCATTTATTTATTGCAAATGAAAATGGAATTGTTAGCAGTAATAATAATAATTTTTCAACTGGTTTTTCTGTAACTAAAGGAGGCACCTCTTATACTTATGCTACAACTGGAGGCGCTAACGATACGAAATTTTCTATAACTCTTACTAATCCTGTGAACTGTGTGGGATCAGTTAGTAGTACAGGAATAGTTACTATTAGCAGTACTAGTTCTACAATTCTTACTTCTGCTTCTGTGACTACGGCTTCCTTAACGGTAGAAATTAGAGACTTAGGGGATAATGACTCATTAATTGAAACTCATATTTTAAGATTTTCAAAAGTTAAACAATCAGTTCGAGACGGAGCAACCTTTACTTTCGGCTCAGTAGGAACAACAACTGCATCGGCTTGGGCAGGAACTTTAACAGCCTCCGCGGCTCAAGCTGCTGCAGGATTGGTAATTGGTAGCTCCACAGATGGGCACATTTCTCCTAACGATAGAGTCACACTAAGCTCCCCGCCTTACGCAGCAACACGAGTTTATACAGGCTCCAGAACAAATAATAGTGGCACTAATGGCCCCGTGAGCGCCTCTAGTTTCAGTTCGGTAGTAACTGAGTTTATTGATGGAAGTGCAATTGTAACTGGTACCCTTTCTGCTAATACGCTAGCTGCGAATACAACTATTAGTAATGCGATAAGAGCAGGAGAAAGAATAACTGTTGGAACTTCATCATCTCCTGCATCTGGAAAAATAAACAGTATAAATAAAACTAGTTTTAGTGATAATGATGCTGGTTTTTATATGGATGGCTCAGGCGATTTTGTAGTTGGAAACAGTACTAATTACTTTAAATTTGATGCCAGCGCAGGAACAATCTCACTTGTAGCTCCAAGTATTCAGCTTACTGGACCTCCGGGCAATGATGGTACTGATGGTACTGATGGTAACGATGGTAACGATGGTAACGATGGTAACGATGGTAACGATGGTCAGGATGGTAACGATGGTCAGAATGGTCAGGATGGTCAGAATGGTCAGGATGGTCAGGATGGTCAGGATGGTCAGGATGGTCAGGATGGGGCAACAGGACCTGCAGGACAAGATGGTGTACCGGGAAGTCCGGGAACACCAGGAGCTATGGGACCTCCGGGACAGTCAGGCCCTCCAGGTAGTACGGGGCCTCAAGGACCCCCGGGATCTGCTGGAACTCAAGGAGCAGACGGCGCAGGCGGGTTCTTATACATAGTTCAAAGTAATAGTAGTACTCCTGCTTCTAGTACAATTCCTACAGGAACATATGTGGACGGAGCTGTTGCAATTGTTCAAAATAATAATAATGAACAAAGAGCTTTTAGATTTAATGGTTCTTCTTCGCAATGGATTGGCCAGTCTTTAATTAATGCAGATGTATTATTTGCAAATGCAATCGGTGCCACTCAGCTACAAATTTCCGCAGACAATTCGAATACTGCAAGTTCTATTTTTATGGACGGCAGTTCAGGACCTAGCGGAACAGGGCCTCGAATACTTATAAGAGATTCGAGTAGGATTCGTGTAATACTTGGAAGACTTTAATTAATGAAACAATTAATAAATACTCCCTTCTCTTTATGGGAAGGAGAGTTATCTTTAGATATTTGTAATGCAATTATAACTGAAGGTCTGGCCCAGACTAAAACACAAGGAACGATAAATAACAATGAAACTATAGATGAAAACATGAGAAAGGGAAATATTGCTTGGTTAGCTAAAAATGGCTGGATAGATAATCTTTTATTTAATTATGTATATAGAGCAAATATGTTAAATAATTGGTTTTTTCAATTAACAAGTAGAGAGGCCCCTCAGTTTACTATCTACGAAAAAGATGAACATTACGACTGGCACAGAGATTGTGATGCAGCGCACTCCCTTCAGAGAAAACTTTCTGTTACTGTTCAACTTTCTGATCCTACTTCTTATGAAGGAGGAAATTTTCATATTAGAGACTACTGGAATGAAAATGAAATTTTTAGCTGGCACTCTGGAGCAAAAGTACAAGGCACAATAATAGTTTTTGGGTCTTCACTAAAACATAAAGTATTTACAGTTACAAAAGGTGTTAGATACTCTTTAGTACAATGGTACTCCGGTCCAGATTTCATATAACCACTAAAAAATAACTCTTGACATTTCATGTGAGGATTGATATAATCATTTTAACTTGTAATAAAAGCCTCCTCTAGGAGTACGTTAAAGTAAATGGATATAATTCAAGTAGTAAAAGGAGATACAGGACCGCAGCTAAAGGCGACTGTAACTCGATCAGATACTGGAGAGGCTTTCGTAGGGTCTGGCACCATAAATTTACGTATCCGTAAAAAAGCTACGACTTCAATACTAGCAACTATTCCTTTAGATACCGTTACTTCTAATCTAGCAGCAGGACTTTTGGTCTTTCCTCTTTCTAGTTTCTTGGCGCCCTCGAGCGGCACGGGGCCAGAAGAAGGGTTTTATGAAGCAGAAATTGAATTTACTCTTGCAAATGGAGAGGTAATGAGTGTTTTTGAGTTAATTGATATAAAAGTCAGAGACGATTTTGGATCGTGAAAAAGAATTTAATACTGTTTGGAGCAAATGCAGGAAATACTCCTGTACTGAAAAAAACAACTTTAACAACTCCAGACTTAGCAACTCGAAAAACTAATACTGCGGTATTCTTTTCTTTGATAGAAGATTCTCCTAAACTAAAAGAGGTGGGGTCCAATCAAATAAATATAGTGATCTAAATGGCTGATTTCGATATAAAAGTATTATTGGCGGAAGCAAAAGACGATCCTAGATTTCAAAAAATTACTACAAATGGTTTGAGAATGGGTTCCACAGCCCTATCAAATGATCCGATAGTTTCAGGAGTAGATGGAGGCAAAGCGCCTCTTTTATTTAATGTACAGTCAAATACTCCAAGTTTATTTGATATTGCAATAGATATTTTTATAATTCTTCAAGAAGAAATTGCAAATACCGTAACTCTAGCAGATGTTGTAGATATATTACACTCAAAAAGACTAGTAAATTTTGTAAGTATAAAAGACTTATTAGATACAAAGCTTTCTACTCTTAGACAAGAATCAATAGAGGCTATTTCAAGGTTTACAATCGAACAAGAAAAAGCAATAGCAGATATATTTAAAATTAGTGATAATGTAGACGATGTTATATATTTGCAAAATAGAAACTTTAAAGAGATTATAAATGCAATTAACCATGTTGCTAAAGAACAAAAGTTAATTATGCATAGAGGGACAGGGGGAATCGTACGATACCCTTTAGCAGACATAGCAATTGCAATGTCTCACCCAGTAACTCAGGGAGGCGTAAATAATTTACAACAAGGATTGAAACCAAGAGGTGATTTTGGTACTGGATATACAGCGAATACTTGGCCTTTAAATGATACAAAATGGAAGTACTGGGAATATCAATATAGAAGTAATGGAACTTTTAGCTCAAGCGGCCCATATGGAAATAACTATTTTTCTTTAGGCCCTTATTTTGTTCCTGCTGGAAGGTCTGTTAACAACTTTTATACGCCCAGTACTCAAGGAAACTATTTAACTCCAAGGTGGTCAAATTTTACAAACGACTGGTATGATTGGGATAAGTACATGCCAGAATTAAAGTACCAGCTTGAAAATTTTTACCCCAGCGGCCAGCTTGGTATAACAGGTTCTTATGTTTATTGGTGGATGCCGGGGTACTATAAAGTATTTGCTGCGCAAAATTTCCCAATTTTTACCGGTTCTTTTGGTGCTTATAGAGGCCCTTTAATATATGCAGCAAGTCCTTTAGAGTATAGTAAAGACACGGGCACTCCCTTAGACGATATTAATGTAGGCGCTATAAAATTTTTAGAAGTTTTTGATTCAGGAAGTCTTAATTTGCCTAAAGGCCCTGGAAGTACTCTACAAACCGGAGGATTTTGGTTTAATCAAAACTTAAATGCCCCTTTATATACATTTACAGCAGAAAATACTCCGGTTTTAGCAAATATAGAAAATGCAAAAACAGAAGATTTTAAAGGAGCACTAGTAAAAATAGTTTCTGAAATAAAAGAAATAAAGAAACGGTCTTTCCAAAGGCCCAAAGAATTATTAAATGTTTTGTCAGAGGCTCTTATTCCAAAAGGAAAATTTCTACCAACAGAAAAAGTAGACTTCGAAGAAGTAATAACTTTTGCCCAGTCTATAACATTAAGCCCCCAAACATTTAAAGTAGCTGATGAAAAGCACCCTGATAAAATAGGAAAAGGGCTATTAGAACTACTAGTACAAAAAGAACACGTACTTACCCCAAAAGTAATTTTTTTACTTACAAAATTCTTTAGTTCTGACAGGCAAAAATTGAAAATAACTACTGCACTATCGAATCAAAAAGTAAAACTTTTAGACAGGCATAGTAAAGATATAGGAGTAGGAAAAAGGTCCGAAAATATTGAAAGCTTTAGTCATCTTATTGATTCTCCTGCAGAAACAATTATTAAAGGTGAGCGAGTATCGACTAGCACAGAAAAACAAAAGAAAGTTGTAAAACCTCTGCGTGAGGGTATTGATCTTTCTGACATAGAGTTTTTCAATATGAATAGGGCTTTATTTGAAATATTTGATTTAAAAGATCCTGTACTTACTTCAGCTAAATCTAGGGTAGAATCAGATAGAGTACTGTTACAAAGTACAGAAGCAAAAGATGTAACTAAACCTTTATTTGAGGGTGTAGATCTTTCTCATAGAGAAACTTTTGATTCAATAAAATCTTTATTTACTGATAACGGAGCCTTTAGAATAAATACTGTAAACCCTACAAAAGCACGAGTAGAAAGCGATAAAGTTTTATTAAAAAGTTTTACAGATATAATTAGACAGTTTGAACTGCTAGACAAGGCAGATTTTGATGCTCGCAGACTTAATAAAGATATTGAAAAAATTATACATCATGCATCAAAAAGTAGTACACAAGATATAACATTAGTAACTGCAAACTCTTTAATTCATGGAGAAGTACTGGGTATAATAAGCAGAGATAGAGACGCGGGAGGAAGTGGCGATGTATTTTTTACTTTTAAGCCCGCTTTTAGAAAAGACAAAATAGATGTAGACGATGAAGAAGTTGTAAAAGATGTAACTAAACCTTTATCAATAGATTCTGCCGCAACAAAAGAAGTTTTAATGCAAAGAGCAAGAGCAAAAATTATAGGAAATAAAGCATTTGTAGATGATATTATTTTTGCATTTAAAATGGGAAAAGGTATTAAAAACGATAAAATAGCCGTAGATGATGAAGAAGTTATAAAAGATTTAGAAAAGCCTTTAAAAACAATTGGAGATTTAAAAGATTTCTTTTTAACTGCTCCTGCAAGTATTGCTATAAAAAGGTCTACTTTTACAACAAATGATGATTTTAACCCTTGGGTCATGAATAAAATTATACATGAACTAGGTTTGACCGCACAAGATTTAGTGCGAAAAAAATACCTCCCAAGAAGAAGTATTGATAACGTTCTTCAATCCTCTGAAAAAGGAGTCGCCTTTATTAGAGATGAAGAATATACAAAAGGCCCATATTTTTTACAACCGTATGTTGCCGCAATACCCCCTGGCAGGTCACGCCAATTTTAAAGGAGAAATTAAATGTATTTAGACGATTGTCGATTAAAAGGTGTTGTGAACCTAGTCCTTCGTGATGCAGACGGAAAGGTAAAGCAACATAAAACCATACGAAATAAAGTAACTCGTGCAGGTATCGCTCATATTATCGGTCGAATGATTGATGATGGGCAAGATCGTGGAGGTTTACATAAGATGCCCCGAATGATGAGCCACATGGCAATCGGAATCGGAGCCGCCGCACGAAACGATCAAAATACTTACGAAGCATTAGATTTTGATTCTTTGCCGAACAATATTCCCGGAGTAACAGATACTGGTTTCAATGTTAGTACTGCTCCTACAGTGTCTTCTCGAAAAAGAGCAGCGATTCCCGCATCTTATGATAAAATGCTTCAAGATGAAAGAGGGTTTCGAGTTCAACTAATGAAAGACACTACTCTTGCCACTGATTATGCTACTTTACAAAATCAAGCACTAGCACAAGCAACTGATGCAAATAGTGCCGCAGTTCCTATGCATGCAACAGAAAACGGAAAAAGTGTTATTCGATTCGAAACAGGAAGCGGAGGAAACCCAAGTACTTTAAGTAAGCTTCGTGTAGGCCTACAAATTAGTGGTATTGCTGCTACAAGTGATGGGTCTACTCCTAACTCTAATGCTACTTCGGCTCAGCTTGCTAGTCCCTTAAAGATTGAAGCAATTGAAACAGGTATTACAGAAAGCTCTTCAGCGAGTAAAATTACTTTGAACGGAGCACTTCCTGGTAGTCATACTCCTGCAAGTAATTCTACAAAAGTTAATCTTGATATAGACTATGTAGATCGTATTTCTTTGACTACTTATAGCACCAATTCTTTAATGCCAAATCATCCCACAACTGAGAGTGTGAAGTCAGTTTTTCAACCTAATGGAACTACTACTACAACCAATCCGGGTATTATGGGGCCTTTTGGAGCAGCTCAAGCACGAGGTAATACTTTTACCTCAACAAGTCCTTATAAAGAAAATGGAAAAGGACTGCTTGGTATTACTCGCGGTCAGATTGGTGCTTTTTATGAAAGAGAAATCGAGTATAATATCGAATTACTTAATACAGATGGTAACGGACTTCCACTAACTACTGGTTTTGGAACTTCCGGTATCGTGACTACTGTAGATGAAGCAGCCTTTGCAGTTTTAGATGGAACTACTTCAGCTGACTCAACTTCTATAGCAAGATTTCCTTTCTTAGGAGCTGAGGAGGACAAGCCTTCAGGAACGACCGGAGTTATTGGAGCAACATCTACAACAAATAATCCAACTAAACGAGGAACAGAGTTTGTTCAATTTGGAACAGCAGTAGACGGTATCTTCCAAGGAGCCTTAATAGGTTCTAGCATTATTGCAGACGGCAAAAACACACTACCAGAAGGGTACCCCGAAGAAGAAAATGATTATGGTCAAATTGGGGGTCTAACAGTAACTGGAACAGGAGGTGAAGCTATTGCTAGATATAATACTGCAGTAAAAGATTTTGTAAAGTATAATCCTGTAGCTTCTTATGCGCCCAATGCTGTTGCTGGTGCAAAGAAAAATGGTGACAGAATTGTATATGTTGCTACTTTTAAAGAGAATAACCCTCGCCCAGAAGTAGACTATAAAAAGATTCATCAAACTTCAAATGATGTAACGAGAGCTCCTCAAAATCGAGTTTATCCGATTACTGAGGCAGGAATCTTTAATAAGCATAGAGCAGACCTAGGTATTTTTGATGTTGCCGACCGCGCGTACACTACTCCAACTGATTCAGTTATAAATGAACTGGCTCATATTGATTCTAGAACTGCATTAGTATCTCCCACTAGCGGAACTCAACTTACTCTTACTGCAAATGGAGATACTAATATTGGTCCTGTAGAGGGAGTTTTGACTTCTCAAGGTAAAAGCATTTCAGCACACGCGTACGGTTTTACTCAAGGGCCTATTACGCAAACTATGCTTTGCCGTACAACTTTTGACCCTGTAAACAAAGCAACAGCAGATACTCTGCAAATTACTTGGTCTGTACAGCTACAGGACAGTACTATATAATTTAGATGGCTCATTCTCGTACATCTCCCTCATTGCCAGTACCTGCTTACGCAGATCCTGCTGATCAATACTCCATTCCGGTCCTCCGGAATGGAATTCAGTATATCTATGATAAACAGGGCGGGGCATTTGGTACGGGCGAGTGGGAGGCACAAGTTAGTAAAAATGTAACTGTTGTTACAAAAGTTACTGACCAGTCGTACGAGCATGAAAATAATCAAACTACAGCAGTTCCTCATAAACCGAACGAAGAACTGCTTACAATACCTGAAATTGATACAAATTTTACTTCTCTTAAGAAAGGTCTTGTAGGTCTTGAAAAAGAGCTAAAATATTTTGCACACGACTTAGATGTAAAGATAGGAACTGCTCAAGGAGCTGCAAATGCTGCTGGCACTACAGCAAATAGTGCAGTTGCTAGTAAAATGTCAATATCGGGGGGTACTTTTTTAGGCCCTATACAGTTAAGTGGAGGAGTAGCTATCCCCTTAGGGGATAATAGCCAGTATTTTGTACACAGTAATTGGGTACAGACAGAGCTACAAAGTTTGAGTGTAGATTTAGCTCCACGCACTGGTCTCACAAAAAATTTAGGAAGTAGTTCCAATGCTTGGAATAATTTGCATATTAAAGGTGATATTCTTCCTGTAGGAACTATAAGTAGTACTTTTAAAGATGATAATGATAACACAATTAGTGTTCGTCCAGCAAATCTTGGAAGCCAAAATCAAGCATTCGATAAATTATTTGTAAAAGATGCAGTATTTTCTGGTAATACAATCACAATTGGAGAAGCTTCTTTATCTTCAACTTCTGGGGGCGGAGTTCTTTTACCCTTAAATAGTTCCGTAGGAACAGAAGATAATGAAATTCCTGCAAACTTTGCTAACACTCTTATAGAGGAAAGATTTGCTGAAAATGCTACAGAGGTTTTAAGAAAAAATTTCCAAGTATCCGGGCAAGTTTCTTTCTTGGACCCAGTAAAATTATTTTCAAATGGAACAGTAGGAATTGTAAATGCTACAAACGGAACTGAAGGTTTTGTAGGATTTGCTGCGGCAGGAGCAACTGCTCCTAACAGTGTTCCAGTAGCTATACACGGACTTGTAAATGGTTTTTCAAATCTTACCTCTGGCAGTCTTGTATACTTAAATAATTCTGGTGGAGTTACTCAAACAAAAAGTAGTACAACCATAAAAATAGGTGTAGCAACTTCTACTACTGAAATATTTTTATTTAGTAGCTCTTCTATAGATACTTATGTATTAAATGAGTTAAAAATAGATAGATCAGATTTGTCTGTTATTAACTCCACCCCTTCAGGAAATGGCGTTCTAAACTATAATAGTTTTACTGGGGTTTTCTCTATGACATTTCCTGACTTGAGCACTTTTGCTACTCAAACTTTTGTTAATAATCAAATAAATACTTTAGTAGATGGAGCTCCAGGAACTTTAGATACTTTAAATGAGCTAGCAGCTGCACTTAATGATAATGAAAATTTTGCAAGTTCTATAACTCAAAGTTTGGTATTGAAGGCTCCTTTGTCTAACCCTGCTTTTACAGGGGTCCCCACTGCACCTACCCCTGCTACAACAAGTAATGATACTACAGTAGCAACAACTGCGTTTGTTAAACAGCAAGCAGGTTCTCAAACTTTAGGCGGACTAACAGATGTAACAATAACTAGCCCACAGCAAAATCAAGTAATCGCATATGATAGTTCTACTAACGCTTTTCGTAACGTAAATCAATCAGGAGTTGGTGGTGCTGGAGGTACTGTAAATTTTGTAGTTGATGGGGGTACTGCTACAAGCGTATCTAGTGATGTAATAATATTTCTTGATGGGGGCTCTGCATAATGGTAGCACGAATACAAATAAGACGGGACACTTCAGCAGACTGGACTAGTACTAACCCTACTTTGAGCCAAGGCGAGCTAGGGTATGAAACTAATACTGATAAGTTTAAAATAGGTGATGGAGCAACTACTTGGAATAATTTAGGGTATGTAATTTATACTCCCTCTTTTTCAGATATATTAAATAAACCTACCACGGTAGCCGGGTATGGTATTACAGATGCTCTTACAAGCGTAGCTTTTAATCAACTTACAGCAAAACCTACAACGGTAGCCGGGTATGGTATTACAGATGCTCTTACAAGCGTAGCTTTTAGTGACTTAACTTCTACTCCTAATACCCTATCTGGTTATGGTATTGTTGATGCTTTTAGCGGGGCTTTTTCTGCTTTAACAAATAAACCTAATACTATAGCAGGATATGGTATTACAGATGCTTTTAATGGAACTTTTAGCGCTCTTACAGGTAAGCCAACAACGGTAGCTGGATATGGTATTACAGATGCTTTTGATGGAGCATTTAGTTCACTTACAAATAAGCCAACTACAATAATTGGATATGGTATTACAGATGCTTTTAATGGAACCTTTAGTGCTCTTACAGGTACGCCAACAACAATTGCAGGGTATGGTATTACAGATGCTTTTAATGGAACCTTTAGTGCTCTTACAGGAAAACCCACCACTCTAGCAGGATACTCTATTTCAGATGCTGCTCCTATTGCTTCCCCTAGTTTTACAGGAGTTCCTGCAGCGCCTACTCCCGCACTTGCAACAAATACTACTCAGCTTGCAACCACAGCATTTGTAACTAGTAAAGTACAAGAAGCAGTAGGAACGTCTCAAAAAATATATTTTCAAGATAATGCTCCTACTTCTTTCTCCGCATTTGATGAAATTTGGATAGATACTAATTCCGGAGCATTATACAAACAGGTAGCAGGAACAACAATAGCTCCCTTAGATAGTAGATTTGTTTCAAATTCTTCTAGTAGTATTACAATTCCTGCTCAAGGAGCTTCAGATACCAGATTAGTTCTTTCTACAGGACTGCCAACGGGAACTGTAGATATAGACCCTCCTTTATTTTTAGAAGCATTTAGTAGTACAGGAGTAAACGTCCCAACAATTGGAGTAGTTACCTACCACGATAATACTACACAATCGGTAAATCAAAATTCTTTTACACGTTCATCCGGTAACGCATTTGATAAGAAAGTAAAAAGTTTTACATATACATCAGAAGGAACTTCAAACTCTAGTACTTCTCATATTACTTTGACTGTTTCGGGGGTTCCTGAGTGGCAAATACAAGAGTCTCATGTACAAGCAAAAATAGATGCAATAATTGACTCTGCTCCCGGAGCTCTCGATACTCTAAATGAATTAGCCGCAGCAATAAATGATGATGCTAGTTTTGCTTCAACAGTTACTAATAATCTTTCTTTAAAAGCACCTCTAGCATCCCCAGCACTCACAGGAACACCAACAGCCCCTACAGCAACAGCAGGTACAAATAGTACTCAAATTGCAACAACTGCTTTTGTAAATAATAAAATTGAATTAACTGATTTAAGTGTTACACAAAACTCATCCTCTGGAACAGGGGCTTTAAGTTATAACAATTCTACAGGTGTATTTTCGTACACTCCCCCTGCAAGCGTAAATTTTGCAAACCTTACAGGTAAACCTACTACAGTATCAGGGTACGGTATTACTGATGCACTTACTACAGGTGCAGATGCAGATATTGGTAGTAATGATTTTATTACTACAGGCAAAGTTTATTTTGCAAATATGTTTTCACAGGTTGCAAATCTTCCTAGTGCTACTACATATCATGGTATGTTTGCTCATGTACATGCTACAGGTGCTGCTTATTTTGCTCATGGAGGTAATTGGGTACGGCTAGCAAATCAATCAGAAGTATTTAGTGGTGCATTTAGCTCACTTACAGGCAGGCCGACTACTCTTACAGGGTATGGTATTACAGATGCTGCACCTTTAGCTAGTCCAACTTTTACAGGAACGCCTTCAGGGCCTACAGCTACTAGCGGTACAAACACAACTCAGTTTGCAACAACAGCTTTTGTTCAATCAGCAATATCAGGATTTAGTGCTGGAGCAAATGTATCTGTATCTGGTAGCGCTCCTAGTAGTCCTTCTGCAGGAGATTTATGGTTTGATGACGATGCTCTTGTACTTTATGTTTATTATGCGGATGGAAGCTCAAACCAGTGGGTACAAACTAACCCAAGTTCTGTAGACCCAAGTGGTTTTGATGGGGCATTTAGTAGTTTATCGGGCAAGCCCACTACTCTTACAGGGTATGGTATTACAGATGCAGCAGCGGCAAACTCTCCTACGTTTACAGGAACACCCGTTGCTCCCACAGCAAGCAGTGGAACAAATACTACTCAGCTTGCAACTACAGCATTTGTACAACAAGAAGTATCTTCAGCAGGAGGGTATAATAATGCAAATGTAGATACTCACCTAAATAGAGGTACAGCAAACACAGGAGAGATATTAAGTTATAATGGTAGTGATTATGACTGGATAGCACAACAAACACAAGAATTTATTAAAGCATATCGCTTTAATGATACTTTAGCAACGAATACTGGGACTAAAAGATTATATCTACAAAAGGGATATAGCTTGAAAAAAGTTCATGCTTATGTTGACACTGCCCCAGCAGGTTCAAATGTAAATTTAACTATAAAAAAGAATGGATCAAATTTACAAAATATAAGTGTTTTAGCGGGACAAACAACTGCTAGCTTAACTTCTTTGTCTCATTCGATTACTGCAAATGACTATTTAACAATTGATATAACTCAGGTAGGCTCTTCAACAGCGGGCGAAAATTTATACCTAGTGTTTACATTTAACTAAGGAGAAAATATATGTATGCTAAATTAGTATTCCCCGGCGACACCAAAACAGGGGAGCAGGTTAGGGACATTGTAAGGCTAATTACAAGCTCTACATCAAGTACTGCAAGCCTTTCAGGACTTGAGTTTATTACAACCGCACAATCTACAGTATCAGGCGGAAATAGCGGATGGAGTTTACACTCTAGTTCGCCTTCTATTCCAAGTTCGGGGACCGCTGTAAGTGCAGCAGACTCAAACTTTACACTAGAAGCTCCGTGTGTAACGAGTGGAAAGACAAAGTACTGCAGTATTCATGTAAATGGAAGCTGGACTCATGCGGCTGCAACTCATACTGGAGATGACTTTGCATTTACAGTGGCAAGTATTATAGATCCTGGTGCTGCTACCGAATTGATCAGTAATGGCTATAGTGGTACGAGTTCTAGTTATGGCGAAAACTATGGAATCTGCGGAAATACAGAGCATTCAGATCAAGGAATTCACATCTTTGCAGATAACCGAAGAATTATTATTCATGGAAAAGATGGAAAAAACCATACTGTAACATTAATTAATGGAGAATTTGCTGAAACCGATACCACAACTCGATATACTCTTGTTCCTCAAGCTCAAATGTGTTTAAGTAGTATGTATCATATTTCAGATCTAAGAAATGTTAGTTATCGAGGAGATACTTATACTCCTTGGGACGGCTTTAGCTATACAGTTCCTTTTATTAGCTTTTTAGAGTCAATGTACTCTTATCAAAGTGGTTGGACTGGAAAAATAAGATTTACAGGGTGGCATCAATACAACGATAGAGCTAGCTACGGTGGAAAATGCCGTTATCGTAGCCGTATTGACGATGGAACTCAATATGGAGATTCAACTTTAGAGTCCTCTAGTGGCTACGGAAGAGCACATATGGGGTATGAAATGCTTGATTGGCCTCAAATTTATATGTTCGGACCAAATCAATATAACCAAGGATGGAATGATAACTCTAATTATGATAGTAGATTTGGAAGAGCTGCCTCAGGTGCTGTAGAGTATGATTCAAGTGGAAATGCAGGACTTGCTTTGTACAAAATGTGGTGGTCATCCCCTTCTTGCTGGAATTCAGATAAACAAGTTTTTTCTGATCTTTGTAATATTTGGAGATGTGCAGGCGGTCTAGGATCAGATGGGGATACTGTAACTATTGGTAGCGATACTTATGTTTACTTACAGCAAAATACTGCAACTCCTGATACTCTCGGCGGATTTTTAATTAAAAGGACTTAATTATGGCTGCTTTACAAATTACTTACGGAGGATCTTCATATAATGTCACACGACTAGACGTGCAAGATACTACTACGCCCTCTCAGGTTCTTTTACAGGGGGCGCAAAATTTATTTACAAATAATACTGCGCGGCTAGATGTACAAGATACAGTTTCTCCTTCTCCAACTTTTGCACAAAATGCACAAAAATTATTTGAAAACAATACTACACGATTAGATATTCAAGAACCTATAAGCCCTAATCGTGTGTTTATTCAAGGAGGGGTTGCGAGTCCTAATGCACAGACAACAGGGGCTCCAGCATCAAAAGAAAGCTGGGAGTAATCATGAACTTGACAAAAACATATACAAATTCTGACGACAAAATAACTCATGTAGAGATAACTCTTTCTCACATAGAAGATGAAGTAACAACATCAGTATCGGATATATTTGAATTAAGGGAGCCTTTAGATTCAATTACTGAGACTGAAGCAATAATGGGTGTGGGAATCTGGTGGGCACAATTACGTGCTTTACAAAAAGCACTACAAACAAAATTAAGTCTTGTATCCCACACGGAGACGGTAGTTTAGGAGTAGATAATGGCCTATAATTTTCCAAACAGTCCAAGCAATGGAGATACCGTTACAGTAAACGGTGTTGTCTATACTTATATTTCAGCAGACAATGCTTGGAAAACGGGCACTGGTTTAAGTCCTGCTATACTTAGCAATGGAACTGTTCCTAGTCTCGGTACTGGTATTACTGCAGCAGAAGTAAGAACTCTTATTGGAGCAGGGACTAGTAGTGTAGATATAAGCTCTATTGGCGGAGATATAATTCCAGACGGAAATGAAACTCGAGACTTGGGCTCAAGTACAAATAAATTTAAAGATCTACACTTAAGTGGTACAAGTATAAATCTTGGCAACCAAACTATCTCCGCGGATAGTAGTAATATAATTGTAGGTCAATTAAAAATTGGTAGTGGAAATAATCAAGTAACTCTTAGTGGCGGTACAAATAATACTTTACAGATTGGAAATACTGCCGCCTTTAGTGGCGCATTTAGTGATCTCAGCGGTAAGCCAACAACTATATCAGGATACGGAATTACAGATGCATTTGATGGAGTTTTTGCTTCTCTTTCTAGCAAACCAACAACTATATCAGGATACGGAATTACAGATGCGCTTACTTTAGGAACATCATCTACAACTGCACTTGCAGGTAACACTGCTTTATTTAGTGGTGCATTTAGCGCTCTTACAGGTAAACCTAATACTATTGCAGGATATGGTATTACCGATGCATTTAACGGCGCATTTAGTGCTCTTACAGGTAAACCCACTACTATAGCAGGATATGGTATTACCGATGCCGCATCTACAAGTGCAGATATTGATATTGGTAGTAATGATTTTATTACAACAGGTAAAGTTTTATTTGCAAATATGTATTCAGCGCTTTCCAATTTACCTAGCGCTACAACTTATCACGGTATGTTTGCACACGTACATGCTACAGGGGCTGCATACTTTGCACACGGCGGAAACTGGATAGAACTCGCAAACAAAAGTTATGTAGATACTCAAGTTTCTGCTCTTGTAGACTCTGCACCTGCAACTTTAAATACTTTGAATGAGCTTGCAGCTGCATTAAATGATGATGCTAGTTTTTCTACAACAGTTACAAATAGTTTAGCTGTAAAAGCACCTCTTGCAAGTCCTGCACTTAGTGGTATACCGAGCGCCCCAACAGCATCGAGCGGTACAAATACTACTCAAATAGCTACTACTGCATTTGTAACAGCAGCAGTAGCGGGAGCTTCTGGAACATATAATAACGCAGCAGTAGATACTCATTTAAATACAGGCACTGCTTCTACAAATGAAGTACTCTCTTGGACTGGCAGTGATTATGACTGGGTAGCACAGTCTGGTGGCGGTGGTGGTGCTTCGGTGAGCACTTCTGATGCGGCACCAAGTAGTCCGAGTGCAGGAGATCTGTGGTACAATACAAGTGCTGGTGGATTATTTGTGTATTATCAAGATGCAAACTCCTCTCAATGGGTGGAAATTGTAGGTAAAACAGGTGCTACAGGTGCTACAGGTGCTACAGGTGCTGCGGGGTCTAGTGCTGCAATAACTCGTTATGCTAATGTTGCAGGCTTTCCAGGAAGTCCTACTGCCGCTGATTTAGCTTATGCAAATGATACAAATACTTTATATTTATATAATGGGTCTGCATGGGAAATAGTAGCCTCTGGAAATGACGAAAGTCCTGTAATTCTTACAGAACCTCCTACAAGCACTCAAAGTTTGACTGGGGGAGCTACGTCAACAGTAACAATGGTAGCACAAGATCCAGAAGGTTTTGATATTCAATATGGTATTGCTTACAAAACTACAGGCAATGCACGGCCTACTCAATTATCAGCAGATACAACTATAAATCAAACTACCGGAGTATTTACTCTCACTGCTAGTAGTAATTCCTCTCACGCAGGAAGTTTCAAAGCACGATTAAGTGCATCTGATGGAGCAAGAACTACAACTCGTTTTGTTGATTTTGACTTATCTTTTTATGACTTTACTATATCGCCTGCTGTTAGCGGACAATCAACCTGGACCTTAGCAAGTGGAGCTTTAACTTTAGATACTGCACAAGTTTACACAATTACTCCTACTTCAAACATGAATATAAATGCAAAAATGTGGGGAGCTGGCGGATCAACTACAGGTACTAGTGCGGGAGGGGCTGGAGGTTACGCAAGCGGTACGATTGCTCTTACTGGAGGTACAAGCTATAAAATTCGAGTCGGGTCCCAAACTGGAGGGGGCACGGGAGGTTCAGGTACCGGTGGCGGCTATTCTGGTATTTTTGTAACGAGCGAAACTCACGCAAATTCTGTAATTATTGCTGGTGGCGGGGGTGGTGGAATTACTCAATACAGTGTTACTCAACAAGCTGCTGCGGGGGGAGGTGCTTCTGGTCAAACAGGAGGTGTTAGTGGTTCTGGTGCTGGGGGCGGGGGTACTCAAAGTGCAGGGGGTGCGGGCGCTTCTGAAGGAGCTACTCGGGGAGGTACCGCAGGTAGTGCTCTTACAGGCGGTGTAGGTAATTCTGCTGGTAGTTATGGCGGAGGCGGTGGTGGCTCCGGTTACTATGGTGGAGGCGGTGGTGCCTCCCGTATAGGGGGTGACGGAGGAAACAATGGAATGGGCGGTGGTGGCTCTGGTTATATTGGACACTCAAGTGTATCTAACGGAGTGAATACTGCTGGAAATTTAGGAACCCCAGGAAACAGTTCGGATAGTGCAAGAGGCACTGCAGGTAATCCAGCAGTCGCTGGAAAAGTAGTAATTTCTGCAAGTTCATAGGAGTAAACAATGGCAACAGATTTTCCAAATAGCCCCGCAAACGGAGCAACTCATACTTTCGGAGGCACTACATATACTTATGATTCCTCTGTAGGTGCTTGGACTGCTGGAACTTCTGCGGGCGGAGCATCTGTAACTGTATCAGAAACAGCTCCTTCTAATCCTGCTGAAGGGGATTTGTGGTTTGATCCGAGTGTACTTAAAACGTTTGTATACTATAACGATGGAACAGCAAATCAATGGGTACAGAATAACCCGACGGGAGGCGGAGGAAGCTCCGGCGGAGGTGCTTCTGTAACAGCATCTGACACGGCCCCAACTTCTCCAAGTGCAGGAGACCTGTGGTATAAGTCAGATACAAATGCACTGTATGTATACTATAATGATGGAGACTCTAGTCAATGGGTAGGTGTATCCGGCCCTGCAGGAGCTGCAGGAGCTGCAGGAGCCGCAGGAGCCGCAGGAGCAAATGCGGCACCAGTAAGCTATACGGCACAGGGGAATCTTCCTAGTTCTGGAAATACTGTAGGCTCTTTTGCTTGGCTTACAAGCACAGATCAACTTGCGGTAGCACAATCTGCACAGCATTGGAGTATATTTACCAGAGATGCTACTACGGCTTTTACTGCAACTGGAGGTACAATTACAACTTATACTGGTGATGGTACTAATGGAACAAATGGTACTAGCTATAAAGTGCATACTTTTACTTCTTCTGGAAACTTTGTAACAACTGGATCAAAAAGTTATGATTATATTGTAGTCGCAGGTGGAGGATCAGGAGGGCCAAGACACGCTGGCGGAGGCGGTGCCGGAGGATATATCGCACAAACAGGAGTAACGATTGCGGCAGGAACTCATGCAATTGTGATCGGAGCAGGTGGAGCAGGTATCTCATCAGGAACAGGAACAAGCGGAAATAATGGTAGTAATACAACTTTTAATAGCCATACCGCGATAGGAGGCGGTGGAGGTGGATACTCTAGTTCTGCAGCAGGTAGCGGAGGTTCCGGGGGCGGAGGATCTAGTTGGAATGCATATACTGGGGGTGCTGGTACATCAGGACAAGGATATTCAGGTAGAGATGGACATTGGACCTCTTCTGGAGACCACAGAATTTCTGGTGGGGGAGGAGGTGCTGGAAGTCAAGGGCCCGTACCTACACAGAGCCCTCAGCAAGCGGGAGATGGTGGTGTAGGAGTACAAAACTATATAAATGGAACAGGCCATTACTGGGCTGGTGGAGGTGGTGGTGGTACGTGGAATTCTGGGGGAAGTCGAGGAGGAAATGGTGGTAACGGTGGAGGCGGCGGTGGAACCCATACGGGTACCGGTACTTTAACTGGAGGAACTGGCGGCTCTGGTTTAAATGCTGGAGGCGCTGGAGGAACAGGAACGACTAACCTGCCAGGAGCAGGCGGGCAAAATACCGGAGGTGGCTCAGGCGGCGCAGGGCAAGACGTTCATGCAAGCCATGTTGGTGGTTCTCAAAGCGGAGGCTCTGGCATTGTAATTATAAGGTATGAGGCATAAAAATGGCACATTACGCAAAAGTAAAAAATGGAATAGTAGAAAATGTAATTGTAGCAGAAGCAGAGTTTTTTGAAACTTTTGTTGATGATTCTCCAGGTGAGTGGATTCAAACATCCTATAATACACAGGGAGGAGTACATTATGACCCTACAACTGGAGAGCCTAGCGAAGACCAAAGCAAGGCTCTTCGAAAAAATTACGCGACCCCGGGCGGAAACTACAACGAAGAGGCGGATGCGTTTTATCATCCCCAGCCCGGAGCAGACTGGACACTGAATACTACTACGTATTTGTGGGAAGCACCAGAGGAGTAAAGAATGGCAATTAATTTTCCAAATAGTCCATCAAACGGGGCAACTCATACAGCAGCAGGCCAGACATTTACATATGATGGTACTGTATGGAATCCTCAAGAAGGTACTCCTGTATCTACCGGCACAAGTGCACCTTCTAGTCCCTCTCCTGGCGATCTTTGGTTTGATACGGCCTCTGGTACTTTATATTTTTATTATGCTGATGGCTCCTCGAACCAATGGGTTGGTGTAAGCGGTCCTGCTGGAGCCGCTGGGGCCGCTGGAGCAACAGGAGCCGCTGGAGCAAATGCGGTCCCTGTAACTTACGCTGGAGTAGCAAATCTTCCAACTTCTGGAAATACAATTGGCAGTTTTGCATATATTACAGGCACAGACCAACTTGCGGTAGCAAAATCAACAAACCACTGGGTTCTTTTTAGTAAGGATAGTTCAACGGATCTACCCACAGTTACGGGAGGAGGGGCTTTAGGCACTTTCACAGCTGGAGGTACAACTTATAACTATGCAAAGTTTACTTCCGACGGAACATTTGTAGTTACTGGAACTATGACTGCAGATATAATGATCGTTGCAGGAGGGGGTGGAGGTGCTGGTACTGGTGGAAATGGCGGAGGTGGAGGAGGTGCTGGTGGCCTTGTATATGCTTCAAGTCAGTCTTTTAGTGCAGGAACATATAATGCAGTAATAGGGGCGGGAGGAGCTTTAGGACAAAATGGATCAAACTCTACATTTACAGGCCAAACTGCCGCAGTAGGCGGGGGCGCTGGAGGAGCATTTCAATCGGCAGGAGCTGCTGGAGGCTCTGGAGGGGGTAGCGGGCGAGATGGAGGTACCCCAACTCCAGCAGCAGGAACCGCAAATCAAGGTTATGCGGGGGGTGCCGGAGGCGGAACTTCTTGTGCTTCGGCTGGAGGCGGCGGCGGAGCCGGAGGGGTCGGAGCTAACGGAGGAACTGACTGTGGGTCCTATACTAGTGGAATGTCTGATGGGGGCGTAGGTGCTTCTACGTACTCTGATTGGCTTGAAGGAGCTTCTGCTGGTGAAGAAGTCGGAGGCACTCGGTATATTGCAGGTGGCGGAGGCGGTGCTATGGAAACAGGTTTTGTTGCAGGAAGAGGTGTAGGCGGTCATGGGGGCGGGGGCGATGGAGCTCACAGTATGAGTACATATGCTGACGGTACGGCAGGAGCAGCAAATACCGGAGGCGGGGGTGGCGGAGGCCAACTTCGAAGTGGTACACAACGTGCAGCAGGCGCAGGAGGCTCCGGTCTAATATTATTGAGGTGGACGTAAATGACAGCATTAAATTTTCCAGATAGTCCGAGCAATGGTGATACGTACCAGGGCTATACGTACAATAGTACAAAAGGCACTTGGGCGAAACCAGATTCTCCGGATCCTGATGCAAGAACTGCAGTATACGCAAACATTGCAGCATTGCCTACAAGTGGCACTGCTGGTGATATGGCGTATGTAACTGCCACAAATCGTTTATATATTTGGACAGGCACTGGATGGTACAATATTGCATTAATTAATACAAATCCTACTATTTCCGGAGTCAGTTCAAGTTATGCTCTTGAAATTGATGGTTCAGCAACTACAGTAACGATTACAGCTACAGATCCAGAAGGAATACCAATTACTTACAGTATTGCATCAGATACTTCCGGAAATATTGCTACGGTAGCACAAGGTACCGGTGGAAATACAAATGTATTTACAATTACTCCTTCAACAAATACTGCACACGCAGGAACTTTTTCGCTTACTTTCCGAGCTTCCGATGGTGTAAATATTGCTTCTGCAGCAGCTAGCTTTACACTACAATTTAAAGTACAAAATTCTAAATATACAACTGCCTTGATTACTTCAGTGGGTGCAAATAATGCTGTAAATTCTTCGTTTGATGATAAATCCACTTCGGATCATACAATCACAGCAAATGGAGATGCTCATCAAACTACATTTAGTCCTTATCGACATGGAGGATACTCTGTATATTGTGACGGAAATGACGCTGTAAAATTCAATGAAACTGGTGCAGATGAGTTTACGTTCGGCACTGGAGATTTTACTATGGAAGGCTGGTTTTGGATTGATCTTGCTTCTATTGCAGCCAGCGGAGAGCATACATTAATTGGTAACAATGGTACAGATGGTGAAATGTGGTTTAGTGTCATTGGTTCCACATGGGGCGGTCCAAAGTACAATCTACAAACAGGTACAGGAAGCGGCTGGGCTAATACGATATCCTCAGGAGCAAATACAGTTAAACTTAAACAGTGGGTACATTTAGCGGTTGTCAGAATTAGCGGTACTGTTAATATATATGAGAATGGCGTCTCTGTTGCAAATGGAAGTAACACAGTAAATATTCCAAACTCTAATAATATGCTTTCATTTATGGGACGGCCACAAACATACGGCCAATATGCAACAGGATATATTCATGATGTTCGTATAACTAAAGGCACAGGGGTATATACTTCAGGTTTTACTCCTCCCACGGAAAAAATGGAAGCAGTTACTAATACTAAGTTACTTGCACTTCGTAAACCTTATATTGTTGATGAATCCGCTAGTCCTCTATCTGTAACAGTAGATACAGGCGATCCGAGTACAAAACCCTTTGCTCCATACGACTATTCATCGTATGCAGCAGAAAATGGTGGTTCAATAGCTTGTGATGGCTCTGGTGATAGTATACAAATTACTGGAGGCTCTGACTTTACATTTACAGGTGATTTTACTGCAGAGTGCTGGGTTTATTGCAATGCACATACAAATGATTATGCTGGAATTTTCGGTTTTTCTCATGACAGCCAAAGTACAGGATGGAATATTCTTGGCAGGTCAAACGGTAAACTACATTTTAATGTAGGAATGACTTATACGGATGCAACTGGATCTTTGCCTTTAAATCAATGGGTTCATTTAGCACTAGTTAGAAATGGAAGCAGCTCAGGAAACTGTAAATTATATATAAATGGTGTAGCAGATGCGACAACAGTTACAAAAACAGGAACTGTAACTCAGCCAACATTTATACAAATTGGACAGTACCCTGGAATTGCCGCACGAGCATTTAATGGAAATATAGCAGATGTTCGTGTAGTAAATGGTACTGCAGTTTATACTTCTAATTTTACTCCTACTACTGCGCCTCTTACAGCAATTACAAATACAAAACTACTTGTACAGAGTACAGATGCAGGTATCATTGATAAGGCTCAAACTCCCCGATTTGTTAAACTTTTAGGAAATACAAAGTCGTCTACAACTCAAACAAAGTTTCTTTCAAGCTCTATGTACTTTGATGGTACTGGAGATTATATCGAGGCAGACGACCAAGATATAGGAAATTTTGGTAGTGGAGATTTTACAGCAGAAGGATGGTTCTATCTTACAGCATCTCCTTCAAATTATATTACTATCGCAGAAACACGAGGTAGCGGAGGATCGACAACTGGCTGGGTTATGGCAATAAGTGCAGGAGACTTTTATGTTTATTCCGGAGCATTTATCGGAGCAAAAGGAAGTGCTATTTCTTCAAATACATGGTATCACTGGGCTTTTACAAGAAGCGGCACAGATCAAAAAGTATTTTTAAATGGAACTCAAACAGGAAGCACCTATACAACGGCCAGAAACTACACAGATAATAATTTTACAATAGGAGCTAAACACGATGCATCTGAATTTTTTACAGGCTACCAGAGCGATGTTCGTATAACCAAAGATTTAGCAAGATACACAGCGAATTTTACGCCACCAACGGCAGCTTTAGAGGGATAATACAATGGCAGCAGTAAATTTACCAGATAATCCAGCCAACGGCACTACACAAACTGTTGGTGGAATTACTTATACTTATAATTCGAGTAAGGGCTACTGGACAGCAGCCGCAAGTTCCGGCGGAGGCGGGGGAGGCGGCGCTTCGGTGAGCACTTCTGATGCTGCCCCAGGTTCTCCAAGTGATGGCGATCTTTGGTACGATACTGATGATGGCGGTATGTTTGTATACTATCAAGATACTGATTCTAGTCAATGGGTTGAAGTAATTGGCTCTGCTGGAGCCACTGGAGCCGCAGGAGCCGCAGGAGCTGCTGCTACTGGATATGGACAAGTTCCGATTGTTTATACCGAGCCTTCTACTACGCACAGTTTAAATAAGGATGGCAGTACTAGTACAGTACAGATGCAGGCAGTTGATCCTGAAGGAACTGCAATTACATATGGAATTGCGTATGCAAATGCTACAAATGCGCGACCAAATCAACTTGCAACAGATACAACTATTAATCAAAGTACTGGTACTTTTACTTTTGACCCCTCTACAAATAGTTCTCATGCAGGTACTTTTAAAGCACGTTTAAGTGCTTCAGATGGAATTACACACGCTACTCGTTTTGTAGATTTTAGTTTAGCTTTTACCGTAGATGTAGACTACTTGGTTATTGCTGGCGGTGGTGGGGGTGCTGCCGGTTCGGCAGGTGGTGGTGGTGGAGGTGCTGGTGGTTATCGTACTGGTACTGGCCTTTCTTTAACACCTGGCACAACTTACTCTATTACTGTAGGTGCAGGGGGTACAGGTAATCCAACATCTGATGGTATTAGTGCCTCTTCAACAGACGGGGCCAACTCTGTATTTTCTACCATAACAGCAACTGGTGGAGGAGGGGGTCAAGGTGGACACGCTTCATCTCCTTGGGCGGGCCCTGGACGAGATGGTGGATCAGGTGGTGGCGGTCGTTACGGGGGTGCTGGAGGAGCAGGTACTTCTGGTCAAGGTAATGATGGTGGAGCATCCACCTCGGCCGGTAGTAGAGGTGGTGGTGGAGGCGGTGGTGCTGGAGGTGCGGGCGCAGATGGTACATCAGGCGCTGGAGGTGCTGGGGGTGCTGGTTTGGCTTCTTCGATAACAGGTTCTTCTGTAGTACGAGCTAGTGGAGGAGCAGGCGGTAATACTGGTTCAAATACTGTTGCTGCTACTACTGGAGGCGGGGGAGCTGGGGGCACTTCTGCAAATTCAACGGCAGGTACCGCAAATACTGGCGGCGGTGGCGGTGGTAATGGTAGTAGCGCGGGCGCAAAAGACGGTGGCTCGGGCGTAGTAATTATCGCAGCGCAGGAGGCAGCAGCAACTGTAGCAGGAACTTATACTGTAGACACTAGCGGCAGATCCGGATGGCATGTTTATACATTTACAGCAGGCACCGGTAGTATAACTTTTTAAGGAGTAAAGAATGGCAACTAACTTTCCAAATAGTCCATCGAATGGAGCCACACATACATTTGGCGGAACTACGTACACTTATAATTCTTCAAAAGCTGTGTGGAAGGCGAGTGCTGATGCTGTTGCTGTAGGAGATAATCCTCCCTCAAATCCGGAAACAGGTGCATTATGGTTCGATTCAAGCGTAGCAAAAACGTATATTTACTACAATGATGGCTCTTCTGCACAGTGGGTACAGCTAAATCCTTCTGGTGGATCAGATGGTGCAGACGCGACAGGTGACGGTGAAAGTCCAATAATTTATACAGAACCACCTACGAGTCATTCTTTAAATAAGGATGGCAGCACTAGCACAGTACAAATGCAGGCAGTAGATCCTGAAGGTACTGCAATTACTTATGGTATTGCTTATGCAAACTCTACAAATACTCGACCCACGCAGCTTGCAGCAGATACAACTATTAATCAAAGTACTGGTACTTTTACTTTTGATCCTTCTACAACCTCGAGTCATGCAGGGTCTTTTAAAGCAAGATTAAGTGCCTCTGATGGCATACAGACTTCTACTCGTTTTGTGGACTTTAATCTTAGCTTTAATCCTGATATTACATACTTAGTTGTAGCTGGCGGAGGTGGCGGAGGTACACAGTCTGGTGGTGGTGGAGGTGCTGGAGGACTTCTTACCGGAAGTAGTACTCTTGCTATAGGAACAACATACACAGTTACAGTTGGAGCCGGAGGAAATGGCTCTGCAACAGGTCCTGGAGCTGCTTCAGATGGAGCAAATAGTGTAATATCTGGTAGTGGATTTACTACTCTTACAGCGATTGGAGGAGGTAAAGGAGGAATATATAATGGCGGTGCAGGAGGCACTGGAGGTTCTGGTGGTGGAGGTGCTGTAAATAACGGTGCTGGCGGATCAGCTACCTCTGGCCAAGGAAATGCAGGCGCAGCCGCTGGAGCAGATAATAGTAGTGCTACTGACTTCGGTGGTGGCGGTGGTGGTGCTGGCGAAGCTGGAAACACTGATGGGCCAGGACATGGTGGTGATGGTATAGAGTCAAGCATAACAGGAACAGCTACTTACTATGCTGGTGGCGGTGCCGGTGCTCACCATCCTGCAAGTCAGTCTCCTGCTAGCGGAGGCCAAGGTGGTGGTGGTGCTGGAGTGAACTCATCCACGAATGGTGGTAACGGCTACCCCGGTACGGCAAATACTGGCGGCGGTGGAGGCGCGGGCTCAGAGCACAATAATACTGGAGGTGCAGGGGGCTCTGGAGTTGTTATTATCAGAACTACTTCAACGGCCGCATCAACTACTGGATCCCCGACTCTAACTACTGACGGATCTTTTAATGTATACAAGTTTACTGCAAGCGGTAGCATAACTTTCTAAGGAGTAAAGAATGGCAATTAATTTTACAGACAGTCCATCAAATGGAGCTACGCAAACAATCAGTGGGCGTACGTATACATACAATAGTGCAAAAAATAAGTGGGATACTACTGCTACAGAGGTAGCAGGCCCAACTGCAACTGTATATGCAAATGTTGCTGCCCTGCCTACTTCTGGAAATATTACTGGCAACCAGGCTTTTGTAAGTGCTACAAATCGGTTATACATATGGAATGGTACTGGTTGGTATAATATTGCACTTATTAATACAAATCCAACTATTAGTGGTGTAGCTTCGAGTTATGCTTTAGCAATTGATGGTACTGCTACGACTGTAACGATTACAGCTTCTGACCCCGAAGGCATACCAATTACTTACAGTATTGCTTCGGATACTTCTGGAAATTCTGCAACAGTAGCTCAAGGAACGGGTTCAAATACAAACGTATTTACGATTACTCCTTCTACAAATACAGCTCACGCAGGAACTTTCAGTCTTACTTTCCGTGCAAGTGATGGTGTAAATCTGGCAACTGCTGTATCTTCCTTTACATTACAGTTTAAGGTTCAGAATCAAAAGTATACTACAGCACTCATTACTTCAGTAGGGGCAAACAATGCTGTTAACACTTCTTTTGACGATAAGTCTACAAACGACCATACAATTACTGTAGCAGGAGACGCACATCAAACTACATTTAGTCCTTATCGACATGGAGGATATTCAACTTATTTTGATGGCACAACAGATTATTTAAAAGTAACAGACTCAGCCGAACATGACTTTGGAACAGGTGATTTCAGTATGGAATTTTTCTGGTGGCCTGAAACGGTAACTGGAAATAGTGGAAACATACATATAATGATTTCTGCTCCAAATAATAGTCATAATCAGTTTATCTACCATGAGTCCAACTATTGGTATTATCAAAGTGGAGGTGGGGGCGCTACAGTAATACCAAGTTCTACAGGGGCCGCCACTGCTAAGACATGGAATCATGTGGTTCTTTGTAGATCTGGAACTACAATGAGTATATTTAGTAATGGTAGTCGAACTGCAACAGTGCAGTCAAGTGCAGCAGTTGATTTTTCTCATGCAACTATTGGTCGATATGATAGTGGAGGCTATGAAGTAGACGGATATATTCGAGATATGAGATGGTTAAAAGGAAGCTCTGCCTACGATGCTACACAAACATCTATAACAGTTCCGACCGAGCCTCTTACAGCAGTAACAAACACTACTTTCCTTGCTTGTCACTTACCTTATATTGCTGATGGTTCTACTACAGGCCATAGTATAGCTGTAAATGGCAATACTAAAACACTACCATTTGCACCTTATGACGAACAAGAGTACTCTGCCAGTAGTCATGGAGGTTCTGCGCATTTTGATGGTACTGGTGATTATTTAAGTATTGCGGATCACGCAGATTTAGATATGGGTAGTTCGGATTTTACAATAGAAGGTTGGTATTATCCAGTTGTAACTCCGGGCGGAATGAATGGATTACTTTCAAAACGAGCAAATAGTAGTGAAGCAAACGGAATTTTAATATATTTTGGAGGCACTAGCACGGGCGAACCCTCCCTTTTAGTTGCACAGTCTGGTTCTTGGGCAATCAACACAGCTTCAAGTATAACTTTTAAAACTGGCCAGTGGAATCATTTTGCAATTGTAAGAAATGGAACTAGTTTTAAACTTTACATTAATGGAAAAGCAGGAGTATCAGTTACTAGTTCTATTACTGTAACTGATAATGGACATGCATTTATAATAGGAGCAATGGGAGCTGACGGTAGTAATCCCTTAGCAGAATCTAATATATGTGATTTTCGTGTAGTAAAAGGAACAGCACTTTATACTGCGGATTTTACTCCTCCAACTGCTCCTCTTACAGCAGTTACAAACACAAAACTACTTGTACAAAGTACAGACGCAGGCATCATTGATAAGGCTCAAGTTGCTCAACAAATAAAGTTAGTAGGAGATGTAAAATCCTCTACTACTCAAAATAAGTTTTTAACATCTTCAATAAAATTTGATGACAATGGTGATTATATTATTGTAAAACCTGGTCGAGAGTGGGCTTTTGGAACGGGCGATTTTACAGTAGAATATTGGATTTATTATAATGCGATAGGAAGCTATGATTATGTATATGATGGCAGAAATAGTAGTCAAACTACAGGCGCTTGGAGTGTAGCTCATGGTTACGGGGGAGGAAATGCCACAATACTTCAGTGGGCAAGTGGAGGTAGCGTAATTCTTACTGCTGCGAGTAATCCATCTACAAGTCAATGGGTCCATGTTGCATTCTGCAGAAGTGGCTCAACCTTAAAACTATTCTATGATGGGACTGAAAATCAAAGTGCTACAGATAATACAAACTACTCTACAAATCTTACTCATTCTTACTTTGGATGTAGACACAGTATCGAACATTATTTAAATGCATACCTAAGCGATTTTCGTGTAACAAAAGGTTTAGCTAGATACACTTCAAACTTCACTGCGCCGACAGCAGCTTTACAAGGGTAATAAAAAAGGGGCTTAGAGCCCCTTTATTTCTTCTTGAAGTGCCATTGTGAATCCACGTATTGCCATTTCAAGTCGTTCAACTTTTAACTTCTCTTGCTCTAATTGTTCTTGTAAATCTTGAATTTGAGCAAGATATGAGATAGCTTTATCTGATAAGTCAGAAGCAGGAGTAGGGTCGGGAGCTCCCTCTCCCTCGTTTTCCCACTCCGACTCCGGACGAAGCTCTATAGAATCAGTCGCTGCTGACTTCGTCTCCAGTTCCTTCTTCATTTTCTCCATCCTTAAACACTTTATTTTGTGCTTCAATCTCTGATGCCAATAGACTTACAAATCCTGCTCGAGCTACTTCACATTGGTGTAGTTTTGCTTTAATTTGTAGCATTTGTGTATTAAGATCCTGTACCTGATCAATATAGTACTTTGAGGTCTCATTAAGTTTTTCAATCTCATGCTCTTCTCCCCCGAGAACAAGCGTCGGATTGTCTTCGTTGATAATTTTCATCTATTCTCCTATTTAAATATGTCTTGCCAGTTACCTGTGGTGCTAGCACGAGCATATTCGGTAGCACGATTTTCAAAAAAGTTTGTATGTTCTACTGCATTCAGCATATAGTCTAACCACGGCAAAGGATTATTCTCACTATGAAAAATCTTTTTCATGCCGAGACCCAGCAATCTTCGATCTGCAATGTATCTAATATACTCCTTTACTTCTTCTGCTGTAAGATCAGGAACATCAGCATCTTCAAAACAAAGATCAATAAAAGCATCTTCTAATTCTACTGTACGCTCTGCTGCACAATAAATTTGATACTTTAGATCATCATTCCAAAGTTCTGGATTTTCTGCAATGAAGGTTCGGAATAACTGAGACATTCCTTCTACATGCAGACTCTCGTCTCGAATACTCCAAGTTACAATCTGTCCCATGCCTTTCATAAGATTGTGACGAGGAAAGTTCAATAGAATTGCAAAACTACTAAATAGCTGCACTCCTTCCGTAAACCCGGAATAAATAGCCATAGTTTTTGCAATATTCATCGGAGTATCCATACCAAAGTTAGATAGATGTTCATGCTTATCCATCATGGCTTTATGCTCCATGAATTTTTGGTACTCGTCGTCTCCAAACCCTAGAGTTTCTAAAAGCAAAGAATATGCTTCTTGATGTACTGCTTCCATTGCGGCAAATGCAGAAAGCATCATTCTTATTTCAGGCTGCTTAAATGTTGGTAGATAATGTGTAGCATAGCCACAGCAAACATCTACGTCTGCCTGAGTAAAGAAACGAAAGATTTGATTAATCAGTTTCTTATTTCCAGGTGTTAGTTTCTCCCGATAATCCTTTAAATCGTCAGCAAGATTGACTTCATCAGGAAGCCAATGCATGTGCTGTTGATTTTTGTAATGCTCATAAGCCCAAGGATAGTTAAAAGGCTTGTAATACTCTCTTTCTGCTAATAAATTCATATTCACCCTTCACACGCTACGCAAGCGTCTTCGTCCATCGACTCAAATATTCTTTGTCGTAGAACTTCATCTGATACATTTTCTGCTCTTTTATGTGCTTCACTACGCAAGTAGTAAAGTGTTTTTACTTTTTTCTTCCATGCCATCATATGTATTGAGTGCAGCTCTTGTTTTGATACATCCGAAGGAAAGAATATATTTAGAGACTGACTTTGACAAATTTGTTTTTGTCGGTCTGCCGCCATATCTACTACCCACCTCTGATCTATTTCTACAGCGGTTTTAAATACATATTTTGTCCATTCATCTAAAAATTCTAGATGTTGAACAGAGCCTCCATTTGTTACAATATCTTTCCATACTTCTTCTGTATCCATTTCTATTTCTTGTAATACAGCTTGTAGATACTCATTTTTTTGTAAGCTAGATCCGCTTTTAGTTTTTTGAGTAAACGCATTAGCTCTATATGGCTCAATACTAGGGCTAGTATTGCCACAGATAATAGAACTACTAGCGTTAGGAGCAATGGCAAGAAGATGTACATTACGACGACCAGTCCCGATAGCATCAGGAGCTTCGCCGCGCTCTTGAGCAAGTTTTTCGCTTGCCGCTTCTGCACAGGATTTGATGTGCCAGAACATTGCCATGTTTCTGTTTTTTGCTTGGAATGATTCGAAAGGTATACTATGTCTTTGTAAATAGGCATGAAATCCCATTGCTCCTAAGCCAATGCTTCTTTCTCGTTCTGCACTATACTTAGCTTTTGCTAGTTCATTAGGTGCATTCTCGATAAAATAAGTGAGTACATTATCTAACATACGAACAAGATCAGGAATAAACTGAGGATCGTTACTCCACTCATCGTATTCTTCCAAGTTTACACTTGAGAGACAACATACTGCGGTACGATTTTCGTCTGTAGGAAGTGTAATTTCACTACATAAATTGGACTGATTTACTTTTAATCCAAGATCTTTTTGGCACTCTGGAAGTGCCTCCTGCACTGTATCGCCAAACATAATGTAAGGCTCTCCGGTCTCCACTCGATTCTGAATAAGTTTTACCCAAAGAGTCTTAGCTGATACTACTTTTGTTGTAATACCGCTATTTGGATCAATCAAGGGCCAACTATCATCAAATCCTTCTTCTTTTGTAGCCCCTTCTATAAGCTGCATGAAATCGTCAGGAATAATAACACCATGGTGCAAGTTAGTAGACTTACGATTAATATCACCTCCAGTCGGCTTTCGCATATCCAAGTATTCTTCAATTTCTGGATGAGACATTGGTAAGTACGAAGCATAGCTCCCTCTCCTAGTTACGCCTTGCGAGAATGCAAGCATCTCTGCATCTACGACTTTAAGAAATGGTATAACGCCTGTAGACTCAGATCCATTACTGGTTTTCGAACCCACTGAACGTATATCACCCCAATAACCACCAATGCCGCCACCGACTGAACTGAGAAACGCATTCTCTGTATAGTGGTCGGTGATACCAGTTCTACTATCATCCACGTAATTAAGAAAGCAAGAGATAGGAAGGCCCCGCTTAGTGCCTCCATTGCTAAGGATGGGAGTAGAGAACATGAACCAGAGTTTACTAGCGTAATCATACAATCGCTGGGCATGTTCTTCATCATCTGCAAATGCCTCCGCTGCTCGTGCAAATGCCTGTTGAGGAGACCCTTCTCCATCAACTAAGTATCTATCTTGTAGTGTTCTTATACTAAATTGCGAGAGATAACGATCTCTACGAAAATCAATTTCTATATTCATTTATTTTACTCTCAATATCTACTATATTAGCCTTACCTATTGCATCATCGCAAAAAGTTATTAAATCCATAAGTTCATAGTTCGCTAAGATTTGATCCGCATTTTCATTAAGAGTTTGTATATACTTATACTTACTATTAATAGGTATTGCTTCATAAATACTAAAAGCATTTCCATATTGCTCTATAAGTTGCTGAGCTCGTTTCGGTCCTATGCCAGGAATTCCTGGAACATTATCCCCTTTATCTCCTGTTAAACATTTTAAAGAAATATATTCTTCTGGTTTTACGTCATAGTGTTGTGACCAGTTTTCTAGCGTGACTTCCTTCCTCGTCACATAAGAAAATCTACTTACAGTATCTTGAATAAGTAAGTCCCAGTCTCGGTCACTTGATACTAGCCATATATTCTCTAAATCATAAACATTTTTATGCTTTACTAGATGTGCAGCAACATCATCTGCTTCTACTCCTTTGTATCGAAGTAGTATATAATCTTCTGCAAGCACTTCAAGTGTTGCTTCAAACTCCTCAAAGAACTCTTCAAACGCAATTCTTTCTTCTTCACTTTGTTCTGCAAACTTTTCTTTTCTATTCTGTTTGTAGTCAGGGTACAGTTCTTTTCTGTATGAAGAAGATCCCCAGTCTGCTGCTATAATTATTTCACTGCACCCATAAGAGGACGCAAGAGATTGTACTGTTTTTTGATAGTCATATCTAAAGTCTGTTCTTCCTTGATGTTTCCATCGAAATGCAAGATTTAGTGCATCTACTATCAGTGTTGTTTTTGTATCTGATATTCTATCCTCAAAACTAAATGCCATTTAAAAACTCCGGTTGTTCTTTTTCTAGCCATTCGTTAGCAAGTAATACAAAGCACTGCAAAAAGCATATGAACATATACTCTTTTGTTTTTTCAGGAGGCGTATCTGTAACTACAAATATAGGAGAGCGATTATATTTAAAAAACAAGAGAGGCTCCTGGTTACCGCCTGCGGCTTGTTTTAACAACTTAACCCACCACCGAATAAGATTATTTGTTCTAGGCGCAGTAAAAATTTTATCAGTAAGAGGAGACTCAGAATAGTTTTTTACTTCTATACAATACTTATTTTTTTCATGCGGAACATACAAATCTCCCTTCAAATACTCAAGAGCCCCGGAACTCGGGACTCTTTCAAACTGAAGGCCGGTATGTTCTCTTAATAAATCTCTTACTAGATACTCTCCTCGAGCGCCCTTTGCTCTGCTGTCTACCACAAGCTCCTCTCTATCTGTCGAAGTACATCTAATTTTTCTTTATACTCTGCGAGCTTTTCTAGCTCTGTCTCAATAGCTCCAAGAATATCTGGATGTTCTCCGATACCAACAGGATTTAAAAAGTAAACTTTAACATTTGTTTCGTGGTATTTACACTTACCAAGCAAATACTCCTTCATATTTTCTATCATAAGATGCCCCGTAGTAAGTGTCATTTCTTCATTTGTCATTCTAACCTCGATATATTTCCTGATTTAACAACTTCTACTTTTTCAAGTAGAGGATGTGTCCATCCGTGACTAACAACATAAGTATTTAGATCTTCTTCTAATAATACTTCCACTAATTTTTCTCGCCCTGCATCGTCCAAAACTGCGATAACTTCATCTAAGAATAATATATTTATCTTAGACTTTGATATACTACTCATTAGTTTGCGAATAGCAATAAGAGTAGCCGTATTTACCCTAGCAAGCTCGCCACTAGATAAAGCCAAGATATCGACAATATTCCCATTGTCAGTAATTTGAACGTTAAGCTTATCGTTTGAAACAACGAACTCCAATGTGAATCTTCCATCTGATAGTTCCGCCAAATAATGATTTGTAAGTTCTTCTAGATCTTTTACAAGATTTTCGATTTTATATGCAATCAATCCATTTGTACTAAATGCTTTCTTTAGAACTTCTAAATTATTTGCAGTTTCTTTGTAGCTTTCAAACTGTGCCTGTTGCTCCTCAAGCTGGGCTAAAAAGTTGTCTGTCTGTTCTTGGATTACTTGAATTCTTGTGTTATGTCTTGTGATCTTTTCGTTACCTCTTGTGATCTTTTCCAAAGACTCTTGTGCTTGAACCAAGTCAGCTCGTATTCTTCCCAAGCGGCTTTCAAGCTCTCCTTTGTCCAAGAGGGCCACTGGTAAAGTTCGGTCAATACTTCGATAAATTTCTTGCCATTCTCTTTCAATTTTTCTGGCATTGTCATACTCGGCATTGTCTCGCTTAATTTCTGATATTCTTCCTTCAATTTCATATTCTTCCCTTCTATTTTCTGCAATCTTTTTTGTTTCTGTATCTATTAGCGACTGTTTGAACTCGGGATCTACTCCTTGCTCACAAGTAGGGCAATGATCTCCTAGTTTCTCTAGCTTTGCCAGTAGTTTCTTTGACCCCGCTACGACCCCGCGAAGATTTCCTAAGTCCGATTGCAATCTATCATACGATTGTTTTTCTGCTACAGTACAAGATTGTGCTTTTTGTAGATCAATCTCACCCAGCATTTCTTTATATGTATTGTTCTGATTAATTTTTTTATTTTTTTCAGAAATATTTTTAATTTCTAATGAGAGTTCAGCGTATTCCTTTTCGTCTTTTGATGTGTCGATTGAAATTTCTTCCAGTGGCAGTATGGTTGTATCGGTCAATTTATTATCTTGCAACCATTTTTCTATCGTTGCTATCTTTGATTCTACGCTTGCAAGATTAACAGTCTGCTTCCTAGACTCTTCTTTGAACAACTCAAATAACCTAACATAGTGCTCTAAATGTAGTAAATCAATTAAGAATTTTTTTCTATTCGTATCGGTCGCTGTGAGAAATTGTAAGCTGCTGCTAGTGTTTTGATATACCAATTGGGTGAATGTTTTGAAATCAATACCGATAATATCTTGCAGTGTCTTATAGGTATTGGTTGCGGTATGTGAGGATATATCCTCGCCATTTTCGAGGAGTCGAAGTTTAATACTGGACTTTCGGTCGATGAGAACCTCATATTGTTTAGTATCCTTAGTAAAGGTTAAGTGTATACTATAACCTTGATTAACATATCGATTTGGTATGTCTGCTTTTTTGATGCCTTTGGAGTTCTTATTGTAAAGGGCTTCCTCTATAATTAACGGGATGGAGGACTTCCCCATCCCGTTAGTACCAACAAGTTGAGTAACAGTATTACTGCTTAAATCTAACTCATTGTTTTCTCCATAACTAAAGCAGTTACTCCATCGTAATTTTTGCAGAGTAATCATTAAATACACCTATTATGTTTGGTATTTGCGCTTCTGAGATTTCTAGTATATATGTTAAATATTCAACTAACTCTTCTTCAAGAGTCATTTCATTATCTATAATTAAAGTTGCTTCTGTATTTCTCTTTACTACTTTTTTGTCTAAGAGATCATTATTTTTTACATTGGCAAGCTCTTGCATATCTCCTTCAATCTCATAAATCGTATGGTGATAGTTGGTAGGAACCATTTCACTTGGATCTGATACAGTTTTTCGTATCAATTGCGGAAGATCAAAAGGCTCCCATATCCAAGACCAATCGTTTGGATTTATAAGCAAATATCCTGTTTTAACTTCTGTTCTATGAAAAGAAGTTGTCATAGGAGACCCGGGGTACACAATATTTCTTTGAGTATTACTATGTGCATGTAGATCTCCTGCAAATACTATGGGAAAATCCTCGAACCTGTCTAAGTCCACCTCTGGCTTGACGTGTGGAGGTATTTCTCCTCGTACATGAGTAAAGAGTGGTGCTGTTGATATAAATTTTTCAATGCTTCCTTCTCTGTGGAGATCGGCGTAAGGAAGAATACTAAAACCAAGATCGGAATCATAATATGAAATATCCGCTATTTTTACAAGAGGGTTTATATCTCTAGTTACTTGTTTAAGTTGAGTAAAGAAGGTTTTATTTTTCTTTGTAGCTTCATGATTACCGTCATAGATAAGAGTTGGAATCCCTACTTCCCGAATAAACGAGAAGTAGAGTTCCAGTTCCTCCATGTTAGGCAGACGGTCAAAAAGATCACCACCAATAATATGCATTTCGCATTGCTTTTCGAGACTATGTATTTGCTCGAAGAATAATCCGTAGCGGTTAAGTGCCCACTCTTTGGGCACATTCTTCTGACCTAGCTTTATGTGCCAGTCTGCCGTAAATAAAATCATGTCAAGTCAAACTCTTCACCTAGTTCTTCGTCAACATCTGCTGCCTCTTCTCGAATCTCATCGAGCAACTTCTTTTGTGCATCCGGCGTAGGACGAGGCATAACATCATCCATTGACTTTAGCTCAGAGATAGCTGTCATCTCATCTTCACCAAGAGCTCGCTGCTTGCACTTCAAGACTTGGAGTTGATACTCTACATTGTAGGGCAGAGGTCCAGTCTTTACTCGCTTGAACTTAACATCCCATCCGCTTTCGGGATCTGTAGGATCGCCCAAGTCTTCTGCTGCTGTAAGAATAGCTTCAAAGAGCTTCTTCTTGAGATTGATAATCTTGACTTCTCCTTGGTCAAGACACTGCATAGCATAGCTCCAGCCACACTTTAGATCAGGATAGTACTCACGTACCCAATCCTTTTCCATGTTGTTGAATCGCTCTTCGTTGCGATCAAAAGAAAGACACTCAAAAGGAATGTTCTTTCCGTTCTTACCTTCTAGCCAGTAGACATACCGTGCGAGTACGTCGCCTACGAGACGAACTTCATTGTCCCCGTCACGATATGAATAAGATGTAATGCTAGACTTCTTTGCGCCGCCTGCGGCTTTGTTAAATGATAGTGCCATTAGTGTAATTTCTCCTTTGGGACTTCTTCATATATAAAGTGAATTGTATCATCTTCTATACGAAGTAGACTGTTATCTTTGAAAAGTTCGTAATCTAGATCCACAAGATATGTATCCAGATCTATTTTCCCAGTTGCTGAATAGTCCGAAATTGGACGTAAAGAGCACAACGCGATATACTGGGCTATCTCGCGGTACTCGTGTTTATATGCATTGAATAAAAGAATGTCCGGGTGAAGCATAAAAGACTCCCCGTCAAAAGATTTCTTACTTAACTCGAAGATAGGGTCGTACTTGTTTTCAGGCACTAATTTTGCAGTAATCATTTTAAAGATAATAAATATAGTAAAAGTATTGCCATCGGCTACTTCGAAGATTTTATTCCAATCATATAACAACATATTATACACACATTTGAAGTAAATGTCAAGAACTATTTTTTGTGGCTCCAAGCTCTTTAATAGAATACCCTTGTTTCATATAGTATCCCATACGATTAGAAGCTTGACGAGTTGCAGTTTTTCCTTTAAGATGAATATCAACAATTACAGGGTCTCGTTTTCCCTCTTGCTCTCGTATAACTCTTCCGATGAGCTGGGTGAGGAGGGGTTCGTTGTTGATAGGGGTACCGAGTATAAGGACAGAGAGGGAATTGACTGAAATCCCCTCACTAAAGATCGCTTGAGTACCAAAAAGTATTTCTTTATTTCCATAATTTATCTCATCAATGAGGCTTTCGCGCTCTTCGTGGGGCACTTCCCCTGTTACACAAATTGCTTTTTCTCCTACTAAGTGTGCACAAGTCTTAAGAAAGTGCACGCGATCTGATACTACAAGTACCTTATGCCCTCGTGCTGCATAGTAGGATGCAAGTAACGAGACACTATGAACATATTCCTCATTGTTTGCCAGGTTGTTTACCCGATTTGCCCATGGAATATTTGCACCATCCATAAAGCGTACTTCCGAGCGATAAATATCAATGCTCGGAGTCATAAAATTTTCTTTCGGAGGTTGAAACAGTTTGCTACCAAAGTAGTCACGAAAGACTACATGCTTTCCATCTTTTCGCTCGATTGTGCCACTCAGTCCGATTTTGTACCGTGCGTGACTACTGTCAATAATTTTTGAAAACGTTGGCGAAGATACGTGATGCATTTCGTCCAAGATAATTGTTCCAAAAAGTTTTCGAATTCGATCGATGTTTCTGTAGAGTGTTTGGGTATTACCAACCACAATACAAGGATCGGTATTCCAACTACCACTACCAATAATCCCTGGAGTAATTCCATATACTTTTTCTACCTCCTTTGCCCATTGATTTCTCAAGGGAACAGTGTGTGTAATTACTAATGTTTTTTGTCCTAGCTTTCCTGCGATTGCAAGACCTGTAAATGTTTTTCCCCAACTTACCCACGCATTGATGATACTGCTATCGTCGAGTTCGTCATAGACGGCTTGTTGAGATTCGCGGAGTACAAACTGAAACTCAGGAAAATCAACAGGAACCATAACCCTCTTGTCCACCATTTCATACGCATTTGGTATTAGATCTCCTCGTCCGATTGGTATTGATACCAGATTTTCGCGCACCCGCTGCAGATTCTTAATAATGATCGGAGGATCATTAGGATTCTGAGGTGCTATTTTGTACGTTAATTCCTTGGATAACTTCTCACGAAGTTCCAAGTTTGCGTCCATGTAAATACGATTACTAAGTACTGCTTTCATATAATAAGTACATACAATATTAATAGTACTATAACTACTATGTCTAGTCTTTGACTAAGTTTCATACTTTTCTTCTTGTATCTTTTAGTTTAGTTTCTGAATAATCATATAGAAGCCAAGGTCTGGCTCCGTTATGCAAAACTCCTGCATACTGTATTTCTGAAGGAGGAGGCCGGGGTACGATAAAAGGTTTTTTAATTCCATGTAAGTGTAGTCTTGACACTTTTGTTAAGTTTTCTATTCTTTCTATTTTGTAGTAAGATAGCTTTAAGAAGTTAGTTTTTTCGTATTCAAAAATAGCTCCCATACTATCTATAAAATGCTTCTTACTTGACTTTATTATACCCGTTAAATCTGTTATTTTGTATTTTATAGGAAATAAATTTGTATGAGGAGTTTGTAATCTTCTTATGCCTAAGCTGGCTCCTTTCATATTTTTATCATCCAATATTTTATCATCCAAAAACAATAATCCATCCTGCCCATACCAATTACCTGAAGGCAGAGCATAGGCAGGAAAAGTAACTAAACGTATATCTCTATATGTGATCGCCATAAAGTTTACTAAACTTACCCATCGAGTAATCTTCCCCTATTTCAAAGTCACAGCCGACAGGAGCTCCTGTAATATATACACCCCTGTCCATTTGAACAAATCTACGAAGATGCTCTGAGTAGAAATCAATTTCATCTTCTGGCACTTCCGCAAGAATCGAGTCATGGACTAAAGCAAAGATTTTAGACTTCATTTTTTGCCCTTTTATAAACTCTCCCATATCAATAGCTCCGAGTAAGTTAATATCACTAGCAGCAGACTGAACCAAGAAATTAAGACCAGACCTAACGCTATGACCTCGTATGCCTTGATCGGTACTTTTAACATTTGGTAATCTCCTCTTGCGCCCAAAATGACTGTAAGTGAAGCCATTTGTTAAAATAAATTTTTGATTTTTTTCTATCCATGCTTTTAGCCTATGAAACGCAGCAAAGTAATCATTAATAACTTCTGCTGCTTCGTTCTTGGAGAAGAATTTTCCACTATCTTTTGTGACTTGTTCGCTAATCTTGGCGGGCCCTGCACCATACATAATACCAAAGGTAACAGCCTTTGCTGCTTGTCTTCGATCCGCATATAGTTCTGCTACTTCTTCTACAGCGCAGGGCAGTCTAAATACTTTATGTGCAATTGTACTGTGAAAGTTTCCTCCACTACGAAATACATCCATTAGAGCTTCGTCTTTTGCTAGCACTGCAGCCACGTATACTTCAGCCGTAGTCAAATCCATGGCAACTATTTTATGGCCTGCCGATGCTTTAATACATCCCTTAACAGTAGGATTATCCCTAGGCAACTGCTGCATATTTAACTTACCAGAAGAACTGAGACGACCACTAGTAGTACCATGCAGATTAAAGCCTGTACGAAGGTGAGAATCTCTATCCAATTGAGGTATGATCTTGTCAAGATAAGTATTTTTGATTTTAGATTTTTGTCGTATGTCCAAGATAAGTTGCGGTACAGGTGATTGAAGGCTGAGTTCCTTGAGCACTTCCGCGTCAGTAGAGTCTGCGCCCGTGCCAGTCTTTTTTCCAGTCGGTTTGAGGCCCAAATAATCAAACATAAGACCACGAAGCTGAACGGTAGAGTTAGGATTAAAAGATTTTCCATTTAATTCTTCAAACCTCCGTATTTTATCATTCTCATAAAGCGTAGAGATAGCATTATCAATGTCTGTCTGCATTGCTTCTTGGGCAAACAACAGTCTAGTTCTATCAAATGGAACACCATTATCCTGAGTATCAATTAAGAATCTAGTTCCAGGAATTAAGATATTATCATATACACTCTTTAGTTTTTTATTAGTTTTTACAACGAGCAACTTTTCATATAGCAAGAAAGTAACTACAGCATCCATAGCTGCATAAGTTTTCATAACTTCAAAAGGAATACTATCCCAAGTAAATTGATCCTTGAGAACTCCATGCTCTTTTCTGTACTGAGCAATCCAATCATACATTGGCTTCTCATAGTCTCCGTACTTAGTATGCTTGATTGCGAGCTGCTTTAGACCGTGACCACCTGGGTTTTCATCCACAAGATAGTGTAGTAACATAGTATCTTCAAACTGAGGAAACTTAAAGTGAAAGTGATACTCAAAGAATGCCATATCAAACTTGGCATTGTGAAATACTACGGTTTTTTGATTAAATAAAGTTTGTAAAAGTGACTCAGTGCTGTCATCAAAGCAGTCGGTATCAATATAAGCCCCGCACTTGCCATTATAACTAAGACTAATCCCCAACATATAGCCATCTCTAGGGTATAGCCCAGTAGTCTCAGAGTCGAGAGCAACGTATCTGCATGGATCTTTGATGGCACGACGAATAAATTCATTTGCCTCCTCCGTATCTTGAATACCAAAGGCGATACTATCATCAATAACTGCATCCTCTAATTCGCCTGAGATATATCCATGAATACTTTCTACACTTTCGTCCCAAGCTTTCTTTGCTTCGGGTTTAAATGCAAGCATAGCAGGACTAATAACAGGCAGGAATTTCTTATCTACCTTTTTACCTGAGTATTCTTGAACTGAATTTACAGTAGTAAAATGTTTCACTGGCTCAGAGCCAACGAGGACTAGCCAGTCATAAGAATCTATATCTATTTCAATATCAGTATCCCGCTTTAAGATTCTTTTAATTGTCGGGTCTGAACACAACTGATATTGGTCAAAGTCAAAATCAAAGTATTGTCCATACTTAATTTTGCTAGGTTGTTTCTCAACAATAGCTACCTTAGCCATATAGTTTATTCCTTAATTTATCAACTTGTGTTTGTGACAACGATCCTGCATCTGCATATTTATCTCCAAAAGCAATGTTTCTTGTACTTATATCTACTTCTTCACATAGTTTTCTTATTGCTTCTGAGCCTTTCTGTCCTGCTTCATCATTGTCTAAAAATACATCTATTCTTTGTATGCCCTGTACAGATAATACTTGTAACTTTTCTGTAGTTACATTCTTTACTCCAAAGCAGCATACCGCATTTGTCAGTCCTTTGTCGTGTAAATTTATAACATCAAAGATTCCCTCTACCAGTACAATGGTGTCGTGTATTGGTTCTACTACAGGGAACAAGGGCAACTTTACCCCTGGAGGACTGAACAAATATTTTGGTGTTTGATCTGTTGTTGTTCTTGATTGAAATGCAATAACTCTACCCGATCTGTCTCGTATTGGGAAACAGATTCTACCGTTGAAGTCTTTACCTGAATGTATAAAGGCTTCGAAATCTTTATAAGTTTCTGGACGAATGTTTCGCCAGTTTCCTACGTACGGAGCATAACCCTCTGGCATAGAGAGTCCTACTCCTTCTAATCTTTTTTCTTGTATTTTCTTTTTCAAAAGCTGCCGCCGTAATTCCATTTTATCTGCTTTTTCTCCGAAGTGCTTAAAGATGCTACCTTTATAGCCGCAGGAAAAACAGTTAAAAATGCCTGTGATTTGATCCACTCTCATACTAGGGTTGCGATCATCGTGTTCAGGGTTCAAACAACGAACAACAAAGTCTTTCCCCTTTGGTATGAAAGGAATATCTTTAGTGCTAAGTAAATCTTCTACGTTCATTAACAGTCCGGATCAAAAGATGCCCACTCATCCATTTCGGTAGGCTCGTCATAATCTTCATCAATACTACACAGCCACGGTCCGCTGTCTGGCTCGGAGTACCACCAGTCTTCTTCTAGAGCATTAGGACATCGTACAGGATTGCCATTGCTATATCCGTCCCCTTCTAAAGTTTCTCCACAGTTAGGGCAAGTATCACGAGTATTCCAATGTTCCATAAGTGCGTCGTGCATTATCTTCTCATCCTCGCTAAATCTTTCATTTCTTCTTCGTTGATAATTGGTATCGCATTAGATTTATGCATGGTTCCGATACCCTTAACGAGGGTTCCCGTATATTGCAGGCTTTCCACCCTAGCGGCAACTCCAGTTGTGTCGGGAGCTGAGGGGTACTCAGGCATACACCTGCGGTAATTAACTCGTTGAGGCTCATGAATACCCCCTCTCGTGCTAACCTTAGTTTTTCGCGCATAACTACGCTTCTTTCTTCCCGTGACATCATAGCGTAACGATCCATATACCATCCCCATATATAAAAAACTCCCATCAATTTCAAGATATATTATACATGAAAATGACAGGAGTGTCAAGGAATATTTTTATCAGAGGTCGTGAATGTCTTCGTCGCTTTTCTCGGAAGCTGCATCTCGTTCTTTGGGAGTGAGTTCTGACTCAGGCCCTATCTTCAAAGTCTCCCAATTCATAGTAGAAGTAAAACTCTCCATGCTGGCAGATCTCATTTTAACACAATTAAATGTTAAACAGTTATCTTCTTGTTCCCAGCTTTCGAGAGCAAAAGCAGCATCTGCTGCATCGAGAATGCCTTTTGCGAATCTTGCCTCTCCAGTAGCATCAGTTTGATAGGGAGATACTACTGTACAATCATACTCTTGTGCCATAGACTTGAGTGCTTTACTCACTTCGATCTGTTCCGTCCAGTCGTACTGTCCACCTCGTGAAGGAAGATGTGACCTACGTACTTGGTTGATATAATCTACAATGATTACACCAGCATTAATTTTACCAACTTTCTTATCCAACTCTGCACGAATACGGGCAAGAGTTAGACCTGGGTCATAAACTACGTCGAGCTGTTGAGTCGGGAGAAGCTCATGCTCGGTACGTAACTTATGGTGTAAGTCGCTAAAATTACGGTGTTCTTTGTATTCTTCCAACCTTTCCAGGCCTCTATCATATCGAGCAGCCCACCATGCGCTTACTCGTTCCCACTCATCTACGGTCAAGTTCTTTGAACGTAAACGATTTTGAGGTATGCCAGTAGCGATCCCGCAACACCGTTGCAGTATTGCACGACTGTCCATTTCAATGGTAAAATAGATAGCTGAACGGCCAGATTCGACAACATTGTTTGCAATATTAGCACAAGTTAAGGACTTGCCTTGACCCCGCTTTCCGCCGATGAGAACCAAATCTCTTGGGCTAAAAGTAATCTCACTGTCATATGCACCGTTAAGACCAAGTGGAAGATACTTTGCAATATCTTCTTCATTCTCGAACAACTCAATATGTTGCATACTCTCTTGTGGAGGTTCGAGATCAACCTTTTCTTCTACGTCAAGGACAATCTGATGCAGTTCATTTACAGACTCTTGTGCGTCTGCGAACAATACTGAGTTATCAATATACTTGTCAAGAGAGTTTAATATCTCTCTCTGTGCATATTCATTCTTGAGATATTCTAATAAAGTAACTGCATCAATATCTACTGAGATATTTTCTATTGCAAATACTTTATCCCGGGTTAAGCCGTGGCGAATACTTAATTTAAGATCGTCGAACGAAGGGAAATCATGATGTTTTTCACAATGCTTGTCAATGTGGTCATAAAGCAAATGATATTCTGTAGGCAAGTACTCTTTACGCAGGTAAGTCCACGTCTCAAAGTCGCCCACAGCAACACATTGCTTTATTAAAGCACTGGAAATATTCAATCGTTCCCCCGAACAGAAAAAGGCCGACTCCCGAAGGAGTCAGCCGCCCACATCAAAAATTTTACTGAGCCTTAGCTGCCTTAGCGGCACCATCATAGTCGGCTGCAGTCAGACCGCGACGAGTAAGCATAGTCTTAACGCCACGAGCAGTCTTGCCAATCGCTTCAGCGATAGCTTCTACAGTCATAGACGCAACGTCTACGTCTGCTAGAGGATCTGCATTTGAAGCACCTTTAGTGCTCTCCTGACGGGGGATAGCATCGATATCGCCAGAGCGCAGAAGGCTCAGAGCCTTGCCACGAATGCTGTTGACCGAACGGCCAAGAGCGTCAGCGATAGCCTCTACAAAGGCACCGTCGTTAACCATAGAAACAAA